CAATAAGCGGAATCGATGATCATATTCACGATTGCGTGAAATTGCCAACAAATGGCGGACAATTGGCTCCCATTGCGAATCAGTGTGAGTACTGGGTAGAACTTTTTTCGAAATTTCGCATAACATTTGTAAATAATCCGCATACAATGAGTTTTTCAGGTCAGTTCTGTCTGCAAGAAAATGAACCACTTTAAAAAAATGGTCATGACTGATAACTCGTGGATTTTGCAAATAAATCTCACCAGTTAACATCAGATTGCCCATTCGAATCCGTTTTTCCATTGGATCCGCTGATAATTCCTCAAATGAGATGGTTTCGATTCGATCAATCAATTGTTGATAAATTCGTGGATTTTTATCAGCGAGTAAGAAAATCAGTTCGACATACAAATGAATCAGATAATTATTGACAGCAAATTCATAAAATTTATCAATTAGGATGGAGCCACAGTCGTCGGGGATATTTTTGGATTTGAATTCTGCAAACATTTTCTCCTTATTACCATCTGTCAATTTTGCTAAAATTTCTTGAATTTGCTCGATGACCAGGTCGGCCTCAGTTTCCGATTTCCGAACATAGAGTTTCCTACGGCTAATGTGGTCATCATTGTGATCATGACCTCTAACCATATGCAATGTTCTGTTGGGCGGGAAAGATGAAGACGCGGACGATGAGGCAACATCATGACATGGACCAGGTGCATGAGAAGTGAGATCACCATATCGATGTTTCAAATAGGATGGTATCACTGGTTGTTTGACAACGGTTGAAAGATTAACATCACGCTCAGTCACTACAAATTGTCTCAATAAGGTGTATCTCTTATCTGCAGGAATTTGTCTCAATCGATACACGTTGAGACGTACTAACTCATCACGAGTATATTGTTTAGATTCACCTTTGGACATGGTATATATTAATATGATGCTAAAATCGCTATAAATAATGATATTAAATCTCATCAAATTTTAATCGGAGCACCCTTATTTTCTCATTTATTGCTTTTGTAAAAATTGTAATACCAACCATTTTTCAGAGCAATTTGTTTATTTTTGGAATCACTGGATGGATTAGCAAAACTGGGAATAATCAAATCCGGACGACTGGTCCAGATTTTCTTGGGATCAACTGTATTCTTCTGTTGCAATTCAATTAAGAAATTCTTGGGATCATTAGGCTTCTGCTTATCAATGATTTCGATAGCCCGTTCATACAATTCGGCTGTAATCATAAATCCATGTTGGCACGTGATTGTTTGGGAGGGGGAGTTGAGTGCCTCGATACTTGCGTATCGCCCCTCACGGTGACCATAAGTTTTCCAATGTGTTTTTGCTTTCTCAGAACTAGTCATCTTGGCTTCCACAATGTCATCATACATGTACAAATAGTCCTCCAAAATGAATTTGGTACTGTCGATATTCTTTGCAGGTGCTTCACGGACGTCACCCAAGAACCAGAGTAGACACTCCTCCTTAATCGTGGCGATTTGCTTGTCCAAGAGTCCGACAAATTTGGTATTCAGCAAATCATTACCGTTGAGAATGACAATCCGTTCATAATTGTTATCTCTGGCTTGGATCAGAAGCTCGCGAATGCGAGCTTGATAACGAGCCAAACTCATATCTTTGCATTGAATGACCTCGTATTCCATTTTCCCCAGGATCTTTTTATTTCTTTCCAGGGCGGCATTTTTGGAACTATCGTCGTCTGTCAAGACATATAACCGACTATAAAATCCATTGGAAGCAGGTGATGCAATGGGAACTGTGGTGGCTGTAGTTGTAGGTAGTGCACGAGAGTTTACGGAAGGGGTGGGTACTGTGACCGTAGTTGTCGCGTCTTTTTTGTTTTTCTTGAGATCCATCTCTAATGTTTGAATCATTTTCTCCTGGAGATCCAATCGATTCATTGATTCACATAAGCACTTGGCCAATTGTTTCATATTTTGATCATCCAAAATATAAATCTTACGTCCACTGTTAAGCAATTCCACAAAACGGGCAAGTAGGGGAGAATCTCGTGTTTCTTGGAGTTGTGTAGTCGGCGGTGGAATTGGTGAAACCAATGGATTCGGAAGAACAGGTGGCTGTACAGGTGGCTGCACTGGGGAAGATGCAACAACAGGTGTTGAATTGGAAGTTCGAGAAATAGGTTTATTTGACAAAGCTGATGCAACGACAACTACCTCTTCTTCGTCTCCCTCCTCTTCTTCGTCTCCCTCCTCTTCTTCCTCGTCGACATCGTTGTCGACTTTTATTTCGGTTTTTCCTGCGGGTCCAATTTGCTCAATTTTGAGAGAAACTGTGGGTTCCGGAATTTTAAAGGCCGCTGATGCTTCTGGTTTTAAACTGATCACAGGTTTGCCCACGGTTTTCTTTTTATCTGATGGAAGTTCAATCCAATCTTTACGGGTTCCATTGCCCATCCCGGGAATAGTCACCAATGCTTCGTTAATCCAATGACATTTCAATTTGGAGAACAATTGCGCAATCACTTTACTCTCAGCTCCTCGAAGATCTTCAAACACAATATCTTTCGCACGAGACACATGGAAAGCGAAACCATTCATATGGAGATCACCGCTGACTGGTGCTTGTCCAAAATTCAGATCATTGGGGATAGTATGGTCACCAAGTTGACATTTCCAGATAAAAAAGTGATCGGGATCTTGTTTAATAGCCGTGATTTCGTGGGCTAAATGTTCCAAACTGGTTGTCTGTGCCAACTGATTATCATCGTCCAGAATAACAATCCATCCAGTTGGCTCTTCTTTGATGAGGTGCGCCAACACCTCATTCACGTAAGAATGATATGGAAAATGACGCTGATTTTTCCGTTTGACTCGATCAGTCTCCATGATCACCAAACCTTGATAATTTTTGATATATGACTCTAAATCATGCATATCATCAAACGTCACATACCGATGTATACACGATGCGTCATATGTCTGTGCCGTTATTGAAGCCTGACATTTTTCAAAGTATTTAGGCCGATTACTGGTTCGAGTGATGATGTTAAAGACCGGTTTATCCATCTATATACTGTATAAGGGAAATTATTTTTATATATTTTGAACGTAAACATACATAAATACAGAGACACGTGTTGATTATAGAGAGTATTGAAGGCATGTTATTCATTTATTACGAAAATATTGTATTTGACGATTTAGCTCGCGGTTTATTGGAATGTCTGACACAGCATCAGATTCCATGCCAACTGACACACACCATTACACCCGACAATTGGATGGATTTGTACATAATTTTGGGAATGAATGATTTTGTAAGTCAGATTGTTCCTCATCACTACATTGTCTATCAAATGGAACAAACTAACAACCCAGATTCTGGTTGGTTTACTGATACCTATCGGCAACATTTGTCCAAAGCCATTGAAATTTGGGATTATTCCCTGATCAATTACCAACAGTTGCGCCACTGGGGATACACCCAAATTAAATATGTCCCTCTCCTCTGTATGCCTTGCTTGAAAAGCATACCTAAGATACCTTGGGGTCAACGCCCTATTGATGTGCTATTCTATGGATCAATAAATCCTCGTAGACAACAGATTCTTGATCAATTAACCAGCAACAAAGGACTATTCGTGGTTGCTCGTCATCATTTATGGAACGAAGAACGTTCACAATTAATCAGCCAGTCTAAAATTGTCATCAATCTTCACTATTACCAACACAGTATTTTGGAAACCGCCCGACTCTCCTATTTGTTAACGAATGGATGTGTGGTAGTCTCAGAAAAAAGTCAAGATCCATTACTGGATAAGTCCCATTCATCCTATGTGATCTTTTCCGATTATCTACAACTGGCCCAAACATGTCTAGATCTCCTCTCTAATCATCCCGAAGTGGATCACTTACTGACACAGTTAGAAAACTATGCCCAACCCGATCATACCTATCAAACAGCGATCCCGTACAACACACTGACTCAATATCAATTCTTATGGAATACATCATCGACACAGAAATCGGCATCGACCACATCCACATCAGAATCCGCTCCTATGATTGCTCCACCCATTGTTGATAGTCATGATCTGATGGAAGCTGAACAAGAAATCACACCCGATCATCAATTAATTCTTAAATTACCTCACCTAACCCCAGAGCAATTGCCGTGCGTTTCCATTGTGACCGTGACGTATAATCGTAAGGCGGTTTTCCCGATGGCCATTCGTAATTGGGATTTATTTGATTATCCACGCGAAAAACTCGAATGGGTGATTGTTGATGATAGTGATGATGATTCATCGCTGAGCAGTCTATTGTCTCAGGATTCACAGATTAAATATTACCGTTTACAAACCACGGGACGTCTGTCCATTGGTCAAAAACGTAATTTTGGAGTGGAACATGCGACACATCAATATATTTGTTTTATGGATGATGATGACTATTATTATCCCGTTTCGATCTATGCTAGAATAGCCTTGTTGCTCAAATATCCTCAATATGATTTGGTCGGAGTGACTGATTTGGATATTTATGATGTCGTTAACAATTTCAGTGCTCGTGTCAAAGGTGCCATGATCTCCGAGGCATCAATGGGATTCCGCCGCTCTTTCTGGGAAGAACAACATTTCCCGGATACTTTTAATAGCTTGGGAGAAGGATATCCATTTACGAAAAATCGCCGCCACCGAGTGATCAAGATGCCATCATGCTTTAATATGATCGCCATGACACACCGTTCCAATTATACACAAAATGCCCGCAGTTATGATCGATTCCACAATGTGGCTAAGAAAGACAATATTCTGAAAATTTTGGATACCTCGACACGATTGTTTATCAATGATCTCTTTGTTAATTAACCACTTGATGGTGGCATATGGGGCACCGGGTTCCGGCTTCTTTAAAACTCTCGTATTCGTTTCCATAAAAAGTGTTATGTTTAGGCGAAATACCATAATATTTCACCTAACCAGATATTTTATTTTCCCCTTGCTACAATGGGCCTCAGCTACACCAAAAGAAATACTTACGCATTCGATGCTCACCGGAACCATTATTGTCCATTAAAATACATCGGTTGACTCTAACACGGTTGACTTGCAAAAATGTCCGAAAGACTAATGGAGAAATTAATGGATCACACGTTGCCGCTGGGATTTGAGTTTGTATTTTACCCAATTCATAATCTCCCACCATCGGGACTTCGAGACAACAGACTTTACCTACTTGCGATCGGATCATTCGTGGTAACTCAGCAAGTTTTCCAGCTATCAATAAATCCAACACAATTCTCCCATAAATAATCAAGTCATACTGTTCGCGATTGAGCGCACGCATGACGGCTAACGGTTTGAGTTCAGGTGTGTTCAAGAGAGTGTTATAAATCACGCAACGGTCCATCACTTCTTGTGTCCCAATGACTTCTTCTGGCGTGTGACATCCCAATGTTACTACAATATTGGGAAAATCTTGTGCCAACTTCAAACCGGCACCTGATTCAGCCGCGTGCCAATCATACACTGTTTTGATTTCGACCTCTCGTTGATCAATCAATTGAAACAGCATTTGATACAATTTGTTTGGGTAATTGAGTTCAATTAAATCTTGTTGATTAATTTTCAGGCATCGACGATAACTGCACACATCTCGACACAAATTATTTTTCAAGTAGTCTTGCGCGATTTGCAAATGAGTTTTGATCTCACCTATGTTCCTCTGGTGCAATGAGTACAATAGCTCCGCTAATTCCATTGGCAGCATTGACCGGCCAAAATTATTGGATACAATTTCATCCCAATGACTGACCACGGATCCGTCAGTTTGATGACGATTCCAACCCATTCGATATCCCAACAGTTTAAAAAGTGAATATAAATTCGTGATGAGAAAATTGGATGCCGTGTCGAAATGTTCCATTTCATGATAGTCAAATAAAACGAATTTATTCTGATAGGTTCCAAAATTTTTGTAATATATATCAGAAAAACGCAAATCGGTCTCGATCATCTGTTGTAAAAACAGAAGCACTCGTAAGCAAAATTTGAGGGTCACGCGTTCCATAACACGACACATGGGTTGTGTGTAGACCATCCATGTGTTATTTTCATATAAAACCGATTGAGCAGGCAAGATTGGAAAACCGCGTTGAATTAGATCTTGAGTAGTAGACAAGAGAATTTTCTTGGAGAGCAAGATCGAATTCTTCCGTTTCATACAACATTTAACCACGAAACCTTCTCCGGATTGAAAACAAATGGACTGAATCCCATGACCCAAATATTCTAAAGATGGCAGGGATTGTAACGTTTCCTCAACACCTCTGATTTGCGACAAATTAAAAAGCGATTTTGGATCTTTCTGTCTGATTTGTTCAATAACTTTGCGGAAATCCATATCCACTCATATGGTTATCATCATATCACCTTTTTAAGTGACGAAAAATTGATAATTGAAACGGGTGCTCTTGCGGATTGACACTAAACTTATGGCGTGTAAGTGTAACCCACCACAGATACTGGGATTGGATGAAGTGCAACAATCTACCAATCCCAATGACTTATTTGCATTTCTTACATCTTGTGCAGAGACAGAGACACCCACCACTGGGATTACAGCCGATGGCGATAACAAACCACAATCAACATTCAACACACCCCAAGTGCTTCATTGTGACAATCCACATTGTCAAGTAAAGCATATTGAGACTGTCCATCGATTTGAAATTGATGGTGAACATGAAATTTTAATTTGTGCGAATTGTTATGATTTGGGATATCGATTTTGCTTATTTACCCATGAGGTTCTTCATATGGACCAAATGGACTCAGTTTTAGAAAATATGTATGCACAAAAATCCTACCACAAAGGACAATTATCTTACCAAATCTTGTGTTGTGTCCCCAATTTGTACCAATACTTTAAAATGATTGGAATCGAAAATCCCGACCCCACCCATTCTATTGTAAATTTACATGAAATCGATCAACCGTCTTAGATCTGGTGGTAGGGGGTGATTACCGAATCCAAACATACGATTTTTCTCATTGGCCGGATTCTTTTTCTCCAATTCTTTGGGGATCGGTTGATAATTACGATGTTTTTCGAAAAATGTTCGACCTCCAACCACCACCATAGTGTGCGGATCTTGGTGATCGTTTTCCCCAGTGAGATCAGTCTGAGTTTTGAATTGATCATTGCTAATTTTCTTGTTGAGGATAATCTGATCAATCTTCGTCCGTGTCGTTTGCATCTCCGTCACATTGGACTGAATCCAACCAACTTTATACTTTGATAAAAGTGCATCAATTGTTTGCAATTTGTATTGGTAGTCTGATGGAGAATATTGTGTTTGATTCTTAACCAATGTGGCACGCTGAGATTCCATCTGTTCGATAATTTCCTCTTTTGTTAAATCTTTTCGATTATTTTTCAAAACCACTGCTAATTCGGAATCATTGAGATCGATTGCCATGGTGTCGCTTTCTGCAATGGGAATAACGGTTTTACGAATCATTTTAATCACGGGTTTTGTTTCCTGTGGCTGCAGCCGTGGCTGTGCGTTGGAGGCGTCACTATTTCGTGATTTGAGGATCACTTTGGTTGTTGTTGGTGTTGTTGTTGTTGGTGTTGTTGGTGTTGTTGTTGTTGGTGTTGTTGTTGTTGGTGATAGTGACACCACTGTAGTGCGTTTTTTTAGAATGATCTTATTGGTCATGTGATATTTATTCTTTATCCCAAGACAAATTTCCTTCGGTTTTAACGAAACTTACATATAACGGGACTCATTTAAACAACTATGATTGTCTCATGCCACATATTATTTTTCGCCATCGTTTACCTGGTGAATTAAATCAAGTACTTGCAACTCTCTGTGTTAATTTACAAAAGGAATATGATATCTCCACTTTGGTTCTGACACAATTGTTGAACCTGGACGAGTTCATTCAATGGGTCACATTCTTATTTGAACAGTTGCATGCCGAGATGTTAACCAATTTAATGAATTTTAAGTCCTCATACTCACATGACGAGTCAATGATTTCCTTGGATGACTGCGAAAAATGTGGGTATCTGATTACATCCCATGAAAATTCTTATGTGAGTTACTGTAATGCCCACAAATATTTGCATCCACATCCGGGAATGGCGACGAACAGTTCTGAGCTTGATCATCAATTTGTTCTCAAAAACCATAAACAAATCATCAAAGAAAAATATGACCATACTATTTATTTGATCTATCAGTCATTCATTAACAAGCTATATCATTCAATTTATAGTTTGTGGTCGGAATCATTACGAACGCAATGTGCTTCTACGTGTGTTCAGATCCCGAGTGAGGAATTTGGGCAATTAATGTCTGCAATGGGGAGCGATCCGATGTTGTTTAAAAGTAAATCTACTTATCAACACCTGGATACCCATTCAAACGTGAACGTTGAACCTGTCATTTACATCAAAGCGTATCATTTCGATCTGAAAAGATCAAACTAAAATCGGAAAATAAATATAATCATTGACCATCCAATGTTGACGACAAAACGGGCATGTTGATTCTTGTCCACAGAGAATACTGTGGACAATCCATTGTCCTTGACATTCCAAGTGCAAATTCTGATGGCAGAATTTGCACTCGACAATGGGTGTTTGTGCTTGATATTCCTGACAACAGAGAACACAATCACACGTTTTGGGTCTAAGATATCTGGTATGTTTCCGACGAATACTATGTTGACACATTAACATTATAAAATGGATCCGTTCCCCATCATTCCAATCGTCATCAATTTTTCGTTACAAAAACATATAATTTATTTGAATGAATCATGTATATCGACATGGTCCAATCAGTCAAATTAACCAACGGAACAGTGATTGCTTACTACCAGCTTCCACCCTGTAGTACAGGAGGCGATTATTCAACACAATTACCCTCCAGTTTCCACACTCCCACAGATTACGACCATTATCTATTGGCATGTGTACCCCAGATCTATACCCAAAGCCTCTTTTTCTATCAATTTCCGGAGCAATTTGTTTTGTACAGTTCTCTTAAACAAATTCCCAAAGAGTACATGTCGTTACAACTGAATATGCATGGACTGTCACCCGCCATTGCGTATTCCATTCGTCGACCCTTACGATTGGTTGCCCTAGATCACAAATCCAACGTAGATGTCTTGTTAGCCACAGCCTTACAACAAGGACATCCCGAATTGGTTCATGCATTTAAGACGGGTGACTTCTCCACCATTTTACCTTTCTTTTGTTCGTTAGGATTTGATGGCTGTGTCGGTCGATTCTCGGAGACATTACCGTATACGGTAACCATTTGTCAACCATCACATTGGTTGACCAAATCAAAATCCAAGTAATTTGATCAAAAACGGTAATGTTTAGGAAATATGATACTTAGATCGGTTATGTGAACCAATTGACCCTGTTGATCGAAATAAATCTGTCGAGGAGGAGTGTCCGTCTCTGAACGTAAAAATAAAACAATTCGCGGAAAATTACTAGAATTGGTCAAATTGATGAAAAATCGACAATGTGACATGATGAATAAATCACGAAAGATTATTCGCCATGCCTCATGATCCATTGGTCCACTACTGTGACGAATAACTCCATCCAGCGGAATCAATTGACGATGAGTCTGACCGTAAATTGATTGATAGGCCTGCTGTAAGAGATGATGATCCACGTCACCCAGTAGAATTAAAAAGGGTGGTAACTGTGTATCGAGCGAACTCAATCTTTGGTAATGTTGGCGTATTTCCATGGAAACATCTTGCCCCTGACAAAGGGCAAGATCTCCAACACGAAGATAAATGACTCCAATTTGATCCCAAGTGGTTGGGATCAGGGATGGAGGACATAGGGAAATATCGGTGGTTGTAGTTGTAGTTGCAAGAATTGAAAACGGTAATTTTCCAGTCTCGATCACATGGGTCCAAAAATAACGGTAAGCTTGATACGTTAATTCTTTGATTTCCTCGCGTGATGTGTGCGCGTCGATTAGACATTTGCCGATATATTGATTGATAATGATTCGGAGATGTGTAGCACGCGAGATATCATACAATAACCGGGGACTGTGATAATAATGGGAGAAAGCCAAGGTCCCGTCAGTTCCACTATATAAACAATTGATAGTTGGTGTTTTTCGTCGCGAAAGTCGACCACGGAACATGAAATCGGGATTAATGTAGGGGCACGAGACGCCAATCCAAGCAAGAGATAACCGGATTGGCTGATGGGTATGCCATCGTTCCAGTTGCGTTTTCAGTAGAAAACATGACACAAATCCAATCACGCAATCACCCAATCCGGTGTAACACGAATGAATAATTTCTTCTAGCATCGATACTATTATAATCACAGCCCGTTTGAAATTATTTTCAGCAATGTATAATATATTATTCGATTTAGTCATATCGAATGAATCGGAAAATTATTATTAATGGTCCCAAATTTTTTGATGGGAATTTTTATCGTCATGCATATTCGGATGTCTGCCGATACGACGGCAATCTTTATTGTCATTATTTAAAAATCGGTGCTGAGCAGCACCGATTGCCTAGTTTGCATATTTTCCGGCAATTATATCCAACATTTAATTTGAAAATCTATCGGGGATTGTCACAAGATTTGCATTTTCAACATAAGGAAGAGTATTACAGTCATTTCCATCACACGGGATTTGATGAAAACCGATACTTTGCTTTTAAAAACAAAATGTTCATTAATCGAGGTCGATTGGGTTATAATTTCTCTAAATTTGGTCCACGAAATATAAGTCTTTCTCAATCCAATAAATACAGCCACAACCATCACCACCATGTACACTCTACCAATATACACAAACACAGGCGAAAATATAACACACATCATCACCGCGGGCATCATCATCAAAATTGGTCATTGACACAACAACAAATACCGCGAATACCACAATCACAAATACCGCAACCACAAATACCGCAACCACAAATACCACAACCACAACCACAAACACCACAAATACCTCTACTATCCCAACCGATATCCAATAAAACACAAGAGGTGCAAAACACACCAGGTAAACAGAATGTTGATACAACATTCTACTTGATGCTCGATAAGAAAACGGTTGATATCACCAATTGCAGCGCTAATCAAGCGATTGCGTTAATTAATCACATCAAAAAAACCAGAACCATCGCCACACAATTGGTTGACCAAACCAATAATGCATTAAAATCAATCACAGACATTTTAGATGTGCCAGTTCAGAGACCCATAATTCTCCCGCTATCTCCAGTTGCAATGTGGAATGAAATTCATTTACTCCCCTATGCTCGAAGCATAAATGGGTCTGTTTCCTACCGAGAATTTATTCGTTACAATTATTCCGATGATGGCACCATTGTCGTTCAACAATTAGTATTACCCGTCAATGAAGGATTGGAATTCACATCAGAATTACCTAAAAATTGGAAAATTAATTCTATGATTATTCCTCATTTACATTGGACCCCAATGAATGATATGTGTGGGAGTTATGAAAATATTAATCTGACATGGATGATTAAATCGGTCGGAGACACACATCCTCAGAATACTTTCACACAAACGATTAAAATTGGTCCTAGTGATGAAAAAATCCATTGTAAAACTGATTTTTCTCCCGAAACTCCAACAGATTTAACTGGTCATAATCATATGATTGTGGGCCATCTAAGACGTTTAACGGAAGGATCATCGTACACAGACGATTTGTTCATCATTGGATTAGATTTTAATGTTATGATGGAATGAAGTGTCTTTGGAATTGAGAATTTTAAAATGAGATAACTCACAAAAGGTGTCTCATTTTCAATTTCTTTATTTCACGAGATGGCACACATAGGGAATGATTCCGCAAGTCTCTTGCATATACTGTTCGTAATCCGAACCAAATTCTCGGAGTAACATCGATTCTTCCTGGCGAATACGCAAAAAATACAACACACCCCCGGCCAAGAACAATGATATGATACTTAATATGTTGGGAATCAATACCAAAGCAGCTATCAAAAACAACGCTAGGGCTAAGTACATTGGATGACGCACATGATGGTAAATTCCATGAGTGATTAGTTGATGATTGTATTTAATTTCCAATGTGGGCGAGAATTGACGTCCCAGATCCCGATGTGACCGCCAGAAAACAACCAGTCCAGTTACCAACCATACTACTCCGAACATTTGCCAGGTCTTGGGAACATAATATTTCCAATGTGGTGCATACATCCATGTGATCCACGGAACTACAAGACCAAAGATGAGTATACCGGCAAACACCCAAACTTCCTTCGATGACCAATACGCGTGATTAACCTGTCGAGGATCATCATATGATTGATATGCACATCGAATCACAATTCCTATGATCATCCCTATAACAAAGATGGTCGCAGACCAATCGATTGGTTCCATTGATATGTGTATATTATGATCTCACAAAAATTCTTGTCGCAAATCGGGATCACCTTGCGGTCCCGGATGGGTTTCATAATTTTTGGTTAAACCGTAACTGGTTCCATCATAAATATGCGTCAACATACTGATCGTGCTTAATCGATTCGATCTGGAATATGGAATTAAATTGGGAACTTCTTCCATGTAGGCAAAATTGGTTGATAAGATTAAATCACCAACGGTCATATGGACAGCATACCGCAGCAAGAAATAATCATAGAACTGGTAAGTGGTCGTTTCGGTCTCCCATTGTTGCGGATCTAATGCTAATGGAAGTGTCATTGACAATCGATGTTCTGATGAGAGAGGGTGGCGATGTCGTAGTTTCTGTTTAATTTGTCCATTCTTCAAAGAAGGGAGATCGACCGCATCAAGTTCCCATCGTAATCTCTGGCCCAGGCTGTGCACCATGGGTAAATGTTCCAAGATATCACCAATTAATGCAGTGACTCGTGCATTATCTTTGAGTGGATCTTGTTGGATCAGTTGTCGCAGCTGAGGAATTTGTAAAAACCATGGCAAAATAGCAATTGGATTTCGACCCTGAATCGAAGAGATAGAGAGTTGTGTGTTGACTTCGGTGGCATGTTGGTTCAAAAGAGTAATCAATTCGACACAAAGTTGACAATATTGACGGATAAAGTCGGGCCGTGTGATGCGTAGGTATTCATTTAATGCTTTATTAATGCAATAGAGACCAATGGTGATGAATTCTTGGTTGCGAACGTCTCGATACATAAAGTAGTTATTCCGGAAAATGGGGTGCTCGACATCATAATCGGTTCCAACAAAATATTTTCCCGAATATCGGGTTAATAAATATTTCATTGGGTAGAAACAAATGGTGTCGTTAAAATCGCAATAGATTCCTCCCAACATCATCAGAATGATCACGCGAAGCATATCAACTTTGAAAATACGATTAATTTTATAGTTATTGGATCGATGTGTGGTGATCGTAGTGGTCGTTGTCGTTTGCAATGAGTCATAAATCGTACGCGTTTGTGCAGTTGTGGTGGATGCGGGTGGGTCAAATAAATAAGTCATGATCTCCAGCATGGAAGATGATGAGGTTGAGGCGGTAGAAGGAGGTGGTAAGGATGGTGTGATTTGATTGCCATACAGACGACAGAAATCACGAATCAGTGTCATGGTCTCGTCCAAGAATTTGACTTGAATCTTTTGTGTTTTAAAAGGTGTCTGATAATCCTCTTTTAAATTAGAAATCCACTCATCTAACTCGATCTGATCGATCAAATTAGTCCACAAGATAAACTGAAAAGTGGGATTGTGCGCAATCCATGATTGTGCACGAGTCATAATTTTATTAGGTAGATAGGTCTCAGGCTCTCGCATCCAGATCCAATGGATCGTTTGATCTTTCGGGGTTAATTGACTGGCCAATTGTTCCATTTGTGAAAAACTGGTCATATGAATCTCATGTTGGGCAACAGCCGCATACAAATTGTAAATGATTGCAAGATGTGTTTGATAATGATCGTCAGACTCTAACATCTTGGAGTCCAATATAATTACCAATGATCGATAATTATATGATCCGAGAAAATATCTGTGTAAGGGTGTGTTTGGAAGACATTGTGTCAGATCATAAACCGTTGCATTTTCCAGGACCGATTGGATCTCGTTGTCGCTGGATTCTTTCAAGTCAAAGATGACCAATTGCGGAAATTGGCTCATCAATTGATTCAAGAGATCACGGTAACGTACTATCTCCATTATATGAGATGTAACGTTAGTCTTTTTAGATAAGTATCAGTGATAATAGAGTTGAATCAGTTGAATAATTTGTGATTTAACATCATCCGGTAAGGCATTGGGCAATTCAATTCGATATGTCACATAGAGGTTTCCGTAAGTGAGATGTGATGGGTCATAGATCGGCATTCCGGAACCTTTATACATAACCGGTTGATGCCCGCCCACCATTTGACCCGGGAGAGTTGTTAATCGAATTTGCGATCCATCCAGAAATGGAACGGTTTGGTCGACTCCGTTTAATGCTTCGACCAATGAGACAGATTGTTCCAAATGTAAATCGGATCCATTAACGCGAAACGGTGTATGATTATACACTTTTAACTGGATCAATAAATCCCCAGGGGATTTATTGATCTCCTCATCACCTAATTGTGAGAGAGTTATCTGATGATCATTGGGCATTCCAGGTTGAATCATCACGTCTACTGAGTTCATAGTGTTGATGATTTTTAACCCTGCACAACTTTGACACTTGTCCCGTGTTTTCTTCCCTAAACATGTTTGGCAGACAATCTTCCGGGCATAGACGAGTTTTTTCTGACATCCGGTATAGCTCTCCTCTAAACTGAGATCGAGTATTGCGTAGGTGGGGTCTGTAGTTGCCCCGAAGAAATGTTCAAATATGTGATTAAATGCTGAATTATTGGGCGGAATCGGAAACGTTTGGCTTTGGATCTCATTTTGTTCTGAACGATCGTTCCGATCGTTTCGACCGTTTCGCGTGCGGCGTTCGTTCAGTAGAATCCCGGACTCCCCTTGTAAATCATACATCTGACGTTGACGCTCATTGGAAAGAATGTGATATGCTTGTGAAATTTCTTTAAAACGATCTACATCTCCACCCGGTTTGTCTGGATGATGAATTTTGGCTAAATTGCGATACGCAGTTGTGATTTCAATCGTGGTCGCTGTTCGAGAAACTCCGAGAATTTGGTAATAATCGGCCATCGTTGAATGTATTTGTATTGGATCGCTATCGGATTGATCAAATTTTAATGATCTTATTTAAATCTTAGGTGGGAATTCAAAGATAAAAGATGAACAAAATCCCTTTTTATGTTGTTAACTTCAAGAATGAAACTCGCCGGAACAAAATGCTGGAACGTTTCCGACATTTTGGGGTTGAACCAATCTTTACCCCAGAAGTAGGCGGGAATGATCCACGATTGGACAAAGCTCCAGATAATTGTAAACGCGTATGGGCCGTCATGCTCCAACATTTAGATTCGTTGCGCCATTTTGTTGAGAAAACCCAACAACCATATTGTATTGTCTGTGAAGATGATATCCACTTATCACGCCATCTGATCAATGATCTCGAGAAAATCGTTCCACAATTTCAACGCAAACAGTTGGATGTCCTGCTCTTGGGATGCTTGCTTCCCTTCGCGATCGACATGGCCACTTGTTTACATCGTCAATATTTCCCAATGATGGAACAAGTTGACGGTTTTAGTTATCATCGATATCCCGATGATTTATGGGGATGTCAAATGTATTTAATTTCTCGCGACTATTCGCGTTTTCTTATCAGCACCTATACTATTCCATATGCGTTAGATCACCTAAACACTTCGTTTAATTATAATCCGGATTGGGTGATCACCAAGAACGGCAATCGTGCATTAGTCTATCCTATGGTAGCCGTAGAAGAAGGAGTCAATGTTTCGAATGATGCCAGCCAAGTGTGGTTTCATCGTCACTGTCATGCCGTTAACTTCAACGAAAAGAACTATTTTTGATCTGTTAATCACCGTGACTTAAAATTTGATTTCCTTGGACCAAATGTCCAAGGAAATCATATTCTCATCTATGGAAAAGAAACCAACGGCGGTCGTGATTAAGCTGAAACAGCCGGTTGAGATTAAATTGAAATCTCCATCGGAGAATCCGACGCAACAGTCCCCTCTTCCTGGTCAGATCGAACAATTGTACCAGCGCATGGAACTGGAGAAACAAATTCTCCTGCGTCCCGGAACCTACATTGGTGATACCAAGTCGTGTGAACAGGAAATGTTTGTTTATGATTCCGACAGCAAACAAATGATTAAAAAGAAAATCAAGTTTGTCCCAGGTCTGTACAAAATTTATGATGAAGGGATTGTCAATATCAGAGACCACCATATCAACATGTTGCAATATCTCGAAAGCCAAGAACAGCTCAAAGCGGGTCAAACCCCGACTAAACCCTTGGTGGATCCGACTCATAAGTATCACCCAGTCAAAAACATCAAAATTTTGATCGATATGGCACACAATCAAATTATTCTCAAGAATGATGGTGATGGAATCGATGTGGTGTGGCATAACAAGGAAAAAATGTATGTTCCAGAGTTGATCTTCGGTCATCTGCTGACGGGCACTAATTTCGATGACAAAGTGAAACGCACCGTAGGAGGACAAAATGGTTTTGGTGCCAAATTGATCAACCTCTTTTCCACGGAATTCATTGTGGAAACAGTGGATAGTCATAGGGGACTTAAATATCGTCAACGGTACACTCATAACATGACCATTTGTGAACCACCGGTGATTACCTCATGTCAATCAGCTCCCTACACTATGATTCAATTCACTCCTGATTTGTCCCGTTTTGGTCTGACCAGTTTACACGACGATGATACGGTTCAACTTATGCACAAGAGGGCCTACGACATAGCGGCGTGCACCTCGAAAGAAGTAACCGTCTGGTACAATGACGAAAAATTGGAGATTAAAACCTTCGAAAGATATGTCGATTTGTATATCGGGGGTCGTGGCCAATGCAAGAGAGTCTACAGTATGGTCAATGATGATTGGGAAATTGCCGTCTGTGCCAGTCCTGACAATACATTTGAACAGGTTTCGTTTGTCAATGGGATTTGCACGTATCGTGGAGGTAAACATGTGGATCACGCGGCCAATATTATCTCCTCGCGGTTGGTCAAATATGCAACTGAGAATAAGAAGGGAATGAGTCAATTGAATGCCAAAAATGTCAAAGACAATATGTGGTTATTCATCAACACCACAATGGTCAATCCACCATTCGATACACAAACCAAGGAGTGTTTCACTCAAAACATCACTGAATTTCGATCGCGGTGTGATGTCAGCGATGATTTCGTTGAGAAAATCTCGCAGTCCAGAGTAGGCATCCTGGACAAGGCGATTAAATTGTCAGAATTCAAAAGTGGAAATGGGCTCAAGAAGAGTGATGGGAAAAAGAAAAGATTGGTCAAATTGGATAAATTGATTGACGCATGTTATGCGGGTGATTCACGTGTCTCTGGAAAATGTACTCTGATTCTAACCGAAGGAAATTCAGCCCAGACAATCGCGGTTTCTGGATTGGCGGCCTACACCGAAGAGGAACGCAAATATTATGGGATCATGCCTCTCAAAGGGAAAATCATTAATCCAAAAGACAGTAAAGTTGAAACAATTGAGAAGAATGATGAATTCGTTGCCTTGAAACAGGTCTTGGGATTAAAGCAAGGTGGGGATTATTCTGGATCGACTAATGGCCTTCGATATGGTCGAATTATTCTCATGACGGATGCAGATGTGGATGGAGACCATATTAAAGGCCTGGGCTTCAATCTGTTCCATGAATTTTGGGTCAGTTTACTTAAGATTGATGGATTTTTCTGTTCCCTATTAACACCAATTGTTAAACTGACGCATAACCGTTCAGGAGAAGTGATCAGTCTCTACTCCTTGGGAGAACTAGAACAATGGAAAAAAGCTCATGCGGAGACCATGAATCAGTGGAAACCCAAATACTACAAAGGATTGGGAACACACAATGCAACGGAGGCCAAGGATATTTTCCGGAAGATGAAACTACAAAAATACTCCTGGAATAACCTTTCTCGAAAGATTGAACGGGATGGGGGGCTGCCCCCCATGATCCCTACGACCCCTCCGGCTTCACAAATTCCCAACACATCTCAAACCAAAATCAACTCCGTGGAACCGAAAGCAATCGATGTGGAAACCTCAACACATTACACAGCCACAACTAGTGCGACCGCCAATACCATCGCGACTAATCTGGAAGCCTTCCGTACTTATTACACGAATAATGGTCGTCACCCTTGTGATCTAGCCATGGAATTGGCCTTTTCAGAGAAAAATGCCGACTACCGCAAAGGATGGATCACCAATTACTTAAGTCTCAAGGCAAAAGGGTTGATCGATTTGGATTTACATAAACTACCCATCATGAGCTATTTCGATTTCATTAATGAGAAACTCGTGGAGTTCTCAGTATATGATAATGAACGTAGTGTTCCCAGTATGGTTGACGGTTTGAAACCCGGTCAACGAAAAATCCTTTTCACCATGTTCCAAAAGAACTATAAAAAAGAAATCAAAGTGGCAGAACTTGCCGGTATTGTCTCGTCTGTCACGGCCTACCATCATGGAGAGGTCAGTTTGGAAGAAACCATTATCGGCATGGCACAGGATTTCCCAGGGGCTAATAATCTCAATCTCTTGATCCCTGATGGTGGTTTCGGTTCTCGAAAAGGTAAACCGAGTAGTACCAAGGATGATAAAAAAGGTAAAGGAGGAATCGGTAAAGACGCATCCGCCTCCAGGTATCTCTTCACAGCCCTCAATTCCATTGCCAAAATGCTCTTTAATCGAATTGATGAGACCCAATATCAATACATTGATGATGATGGGAAAATGGTAGAACCACGATACTACGTTCCTATTCTTCCAATGGTCTTGATTAATGGTGCGCGCGGAATTGGAACTGGATGGAGTACCGATGTTCCATCTTTCAATCCACGTGATGTGATTAGTAATGTGGATAAATATATCCAGGGACAACCGATGGATGAAATGCAGCCATGGTACCGAGGTTTCCGAGGGACAATTGTTAAACTGTTTCATCAAAAATATCGGGTGACCGGTGTATATCAACGGACTGGACCAACAACGATTCAAATCACTGAACTTCCACTGGGTAGTGCACGTGATTCCAAATGTTTTATTGATTACAAGAACTTCGTGGAATCAATGATTATCGATGAGTCGGAAACCGACACGAAAAAACGGAATCGTCAAATCTTGGCCAATGCGGAAACGCTGATGACTGATAAAACCATTAAAGTCACACTCTTCTTCCAAGATGAAACGCAACTCAATGAGTTGTTAAGCAATCGAGAGTCATTTGAGAAAACATTTAAACTGAGTCATGCGATCAACACCTCCAACATGAATCTGTTTAATGCAGATGGAATTATGACTAAATATATCAATCCTGAAGACATTTTGACAGATTACTGTCAAGTCCGTCTTAGGTATTATGTGGAACGGAAAAAATACTTGTTGAACACTTGGGAACAATTGCTTCTCAAAATTAATGAAAAAATCCGGTTCATTACCTATCTGAATGACGATGCTCATGAGGTCAAAGTTAAAAATAAATCCAAACAAGAGATTGTTCAGGTTCTGGAGAAATACCATTTCATGAAAATGGATCACCAAGAGTCACATAAAAAATATGTTGCACCGGAAGATCAGGATGACACAGAACCAGAGGCAAACAAAGAGACCACCGGGTCCGAAGAGGTAAACTTGGGCAATTACGATTATTTGCTCAAAATGCCCATCCATTCGCTCACCTTGGAGCAAATCAGAAAATTGGAAAACGAAAGAGATGAAATTCAACAGAAAATCGATCCTATGAAACAATCTACAGTCCAACAACTATGGTCACAAGATCTTCAAGAATTAAAAGACCAGTTGGTCACGTTTGAGACTCAATGGAGTAAGGATTATCAGGATCTGGGGCCAGTTGTAGCTCGGGTTCCATGTGGTCCACGACAACGGATCACCATCAAACACACAATCCCGAAAATCGCAATCAAGCTCAAACAATGACGTATCTTGTCTCCACATGTAATATAGTTCGATGTCATTTCCCATTTACATCATTTATTATATTTATCTCCCCCATCCTCAAACTTGGCAGAAAATTGTCACAGGACAAATCCAAGACCTAATTGTCTCTGGATTACTGGAACAATGTCATCTATCTTGTTGCCTGTGTGGAAAAGAAAAGATCATGGATTGTGTGGAAACACGGATTACGCAATTATTGAGTGATTCTCAACAACCATTTCATGTTGAATTTCTCAAAAGTACTGAAAACCATTACGAATATCCTGGAATTGAACACATGCATTCTTTGGCACAAGATCATTCACAGTCCCTGTTTGTTTATCTGCATACCAAAAGCATGAGCCGAACGACTACCAGTAATTGTCTGACACGTCCACTGGATAATATTCTTTTAACACGAACCCTATTATGGGATCATCATCACATTCGTAACCTTTTTGAACATGATCATCATGTCAACAAAGCGGGTTTATGTCCAGCCAGAGGTGGTTGGATTTGGTTTAATTTCTTCTGGGTTAGAGGCTCATATTTAACTAATTGCAAAAAAACCAGAAAAATTTCCAATCGTTTTCGTTATGAAGATTGGTTGGGAACCTCATATCAACGTGAAACACTGCCACCGCCTTCCTCAGTCTCCCAATTATCATACGATTGTTATAATTTAACCAACAAACGGATCGGTATTCCTTATTATCCCGAGGAGGCCTGTCTGGTCTTACGCAATCTCTTTCCACGATTCCACTATCAAGTTATTGATCACCCGATCGAACAGGCGACTTATGGAACATTAGAACATTGGGTCAATGTGACACAGCGTTTGCTTTGTGCCTTAATACAGACACATTCTGTAATCATTAACAATGCGTTGGTCGGACAAGACCCCTGTTTGGGACGCAAAAAACAATTATCGATTAGTTTGAAAAATGGTTCCAAAATTATTTTAGGGGAGAATACGTTGGTCCTATTTGCGATACCAATACCAATACCAATACCAATACCAATACCAATACCAACACTGGCACATAAAACGGCATCAACACCGATACCATTACCAAAATCGATAACACCTGGACCGAAATAGACACCACCTACACCCAAAACCGGTTGGAACTGTGCAAAAATCATAAGATTATTTCCACAATAACACATATACCGCGTCATGGAAGAAGATTTATCACAAGGTAATCGGTATACGACTCCGATTGCACCACCTCATGAAACCTTGGGGGTGGAAAATGAATTACGTCGATTCGCGATGAATGAGTATCTAGAGACACGGAAAAAGCAAATCCTAGTGGGTACCAACGAAGGTGTAGTGGATGATGATACGCCAACCGATGACCTCCTGTTAACCAATGCCGTAACGGAAAATGTGGCACAGGATGAGATTGATAAAACCCGATATTTAAAAGAAACAAAATCTTACATTAATATCTGTTCCTCGGCTCGCAAAATGTCGGCCCCAGAAATCGATGGAGGGACCAATTCTCTATTTACGACTGGATCAGATTACTACCCTATCTACCCCTTTGCTCCCTATACATTAGTCACTGATTCCAATGGTAATCCCCTGGAGATCGATGACAATTATTTTGTCAATATGTCGGCTAATATCAATCATATTCAATTTCGCCTACAAGATATCACTTTCGAAACAGAACCAGTTCAAGTCTTAACGCCTGGATATAGTGAGATCTTTGACGTTTTTCTTCCAGCCAGTGGAACCAATTTGACTTTGGATCAATTACAGTCAATCATGACCACTAATCTCAATTTGGTGGCATCAACAGGAAATCCTCTCAATCACAGTCCCGACAGATACCACATGTTCACCGTGGAAATTGTGCGTCATCCAACCGTCAATCCAGATCGCGCTAGCATCACCGTTCAATGTCAGGGTCATTTTCAATTTACCATGACTTTTTTCTCCTATGGGGATTTAGAATCCACATTGATTGCTAAACCGATTCCCGCGAGTGATGCAGCTTACACCATTCAGAATCCAATTTCCGTCTTCCCATATCCAAACAGTTATGCCATTAACTTGGACAAAGCTTATTCAGTAGTTAAAGCGATTCGTGTGATTACCAGCGAAATTCCTAATAGTGATACCATTATTAATTCGTACAACAATCATTTTAGTTTCCGTCTGATTAATAAAACTTTTCCACCACCCACTGAGGATAATCCATATTCCCAAAATCTTCGAACCAGTGATGGTTCATTGGACTGGAATCTTTATATTCCCTATGGGAACTATACTTTAGCACAATTGGTCGCCCAAATGGAATTATTAATTAATAATATGTTGTATGGTGAGGCCCATGTCTCCAATGTATTCACCATCACCGGAGATCAAACCACAAATGTTTTTGAAATAGCCGTTTCCACCCCCTATGCATTCAAATGGAATTTCTGGGCTAATTCGGCGATCAGTTGGAAAAATTTGTATCAGATGCTTGGTTATCAGAATCCAACCACCCCTTCATATGTGACTAAATTTACCAATCTGATCAATACCTTGGTGGAAACACAGACCATTTCTAATCCTTATAAACCCATTATTTTGCGTAAATCCAAAACAGTATGGTTACAACTCAATAATTACGAGACCATTTATGACACAGGAACACAAATTAAATATTTTTGTAAATTTTCTCTGGATAAAACAAAGGATGGAGATTTCGCACATGATACATATACTCCCAACGTTCATGTCTTTGTTGATGGTCCCATTCCGGTCTTGCAAACGATCGATGTCAGAATGTATGACGAATTAGGAATGCCATATAATTTTAATGACATCGATCACCAATTTACTCTGGAAATCATTCACCATGTCGACCGACTTATGGGCAATGATTACAACTCACGTCGGGGAGTCAACGATAAATCATCGTACATCTAATATAAAAAGATGTCTGCATAATATTATAATTATACATCATGTATTGCGTAAGGATTAACGAATCACGTGAACTAGGAGTCATCCCACCATTACCGAATAACAAATGTTGCCAATGCTTGTCAAATGATGCCCAAATTATTTTGTTGCATGATATCTCTGATGATTACTTGGATCTCAAACCCAGAATGATTGTTTGTCGTAAGGAAAAAGAAATGACACAATGGTGTGTGGATTGCCTTCTCAAAGCTCAATTAGACGAGAAAACTGCCAGAATCATCCGTCAAATATTTCCCGAAAAATGTCAGTGTCATGAACATCAGCACCACTGTTGTTCCCAATCAGACACAAACACAGACGCATGTGACACAGAAGCTGGTTTGAACCAACTGACTGCATTGGATCCGACTGATTACCAGTCAATTATCGAATGGTTGTTATGGGTGGGGGATGATGAGACACGAAACTGTCGGATCTATCGTTTAATTTACGAGAAGTACGCGAATGAACCAGAACTGAGAGACTATTGGTTACACATGATCACTTTAGCTCATCTTTTCACCGTTCGAACTCCCAGCTGTCATCATGTCTTATCTCGACCATATGGTCATTGTCGTTGCCAATTTCACTCTCAAATTATGGAACAAATGTTAACCGAAATGAAAAATGCTACTCTATTTATTTAAAAAGGAAAAGAGATCGATATTATCGCAATGGATTCCTTGTTGTCACACACGACGCCTGGCACGACGCCCGGTGTTTATTCAAAAGATTTTGATTGGACCGAGTTTGTTTCCCATTTATTCGCGATGCCACCACAAGAACCGTTTACATTTACAATTGAACTATCCAGTCCTCAGCTGTTGGGCGCAATGTTAATTCAGGGGGTCCGAGAAAAATATCGCAAGGAGGCCGCCCAATTGACGGCTTCTGAAATCGCTGAAGTTCAACAATATTACCACAGTATTGGATTCCATGTCATCTATCAGATAACACCGGAAACTCACCAGAGTAACATAGGTGGGGACCCCATCATGGTCAATGTGTACCAGATTGATTTTCAACCATATTCACGATTGTATGATCCACATAACCATCCAGGCCATTTCTGATAAAATTTGAACTGGAATATATAATAATGATAACACTATCATTATTATATATTGGCTGATGAGTCAATTTCTTTTAAATCGACAATTGGTGAGTTTACGGAAGAACCCGGTTGTGCAATCCATGCCATCGTTTCAGCAACCACTGTGTCACCAGGGTCGGTTATTTAGCGGTGCTAAACTGATTGCCCAACAAAAATCGAAAGAATGTCAACAGACCGTACAGATGCCAAGCACAACACCGACATCAACACTGACATCTACATCAAGCACCAACACATTATTCAACCGAATCAAGCTTAAAATACGAGAAACACCATTGACGACACTCCAAAATGCATCCAAAATCCCGATCGTGATAAAAAAATGCACGGCACTCTCTACATTACCGAACATATCACAACAAATTCTAAACACTAAACATGCACCTGTACCTGTACCTCAACCACAACTGCAAAAACCGCCTTCTCACCAACAAACATTGCCCAGAATTAAACCACCTATGCGTACTGCACGCCCTCCGGATTACACGCATCTTGATTTATGGGCGGAAAAATATCGGCCACATTGCCTAGAGGAGATCATCGGTAATCAAGAACAAATTGCACTAATTCGAGATTGGTTTACACGGTTCAATGCTCGTGACAATACAATTAAAAAAGCGCTGTTATTTTCTGGATATCCTGGTACTTCCAAAACCACCTTAGCGCATGTCATGATGAAGGAATATGGCTATGAAGTCAAAGAGTACAACGCCTCGGATGTCCGTAGTAAAAAATTAGTGGAAGATAACTTAGAAAAAATCATCACTATGGAACGAGTTGATGAGCATTTCAAAAACAATTTTAAACCGTTTGGAATTATCATGGATGAAGTCGATGGAATGTCCGCTGGGGATAAAGGTGGAATGTCACAATTAATTAAAACTATTAACCCCAATCGTGGTAAAAGGTGTGTTAAAAAAGTGGAAAAACAAAAAATGGTTGATCGGTGGATCCCTCCTGTGATTTGCATTTGTAACAACAATTATGATAAGAAAATCAAAGAATTGAAGAAAGATTGCATGGAGATCAAATTCGATAAACCATCAGTTGATGACCTCTGTCAAGTGATCCATCGAATTTCTGAAGCAGAACATTTACGACTCAATGAAGCCGCAAAACGCACAGTTGCGGAGTTGGCACAAGGAGATTTCCGTCGGCTTATGTTTCTTCTACAAAACTTCGCCAATATCCCGAAAGTGGTGGTCGATGCCAATGATATTTATGAAACATATGATGTGATTGCCAAGAAAACATTAGATCTCAATTCGTACGACGTGACCAATCGAATCTTCGCGGCACAGACTAGTGTGGAAGACACTTTAAAAATGTACGATACTGATAAAAGTTTATTACCGATGATGATTCATGAGAATTACATCAATGTGATTAATTCTCAGAACACAACCACCCTGAATAAAATGAAAAACTGTCAGAAATGTATTGATTCAATCATCAATGGCGACATTATTGAAAAAATTATGTACAATACCCAAAGTTGGTATCTACAACCAATTCATGGTTTATGTACCTGTTACATTCCCAGTCATTATTCCAATACCTTCCTGCGTCTTGGTCATAAAATCAACTGGACGACCGTGTTAGGTCGTTTTTCCTTACAGCGAGCAAATATCAAAAATATTAATCTCCTCTCATCCATGCTTAATACTGGACGGAGTTACACGGTCGATGATATTCAATTGTTGAGTCACATCATACTCTACAATTTATTGGATCCCAAAGGGAATCCGCAAATCGGTGTGGATTACATGAAAAATTATAACTTGACAATCAAAGATATTGAGAAATTAATTAAAGTTGACAAGATGAGCGACAAGTACAAAAATTTGTACACATCACGTCAAAAAACACAATTGACCAAAATTTACGGATATTTGGGTCAAAAACAAATTCACCAGACCACATATCATGTGGTCAAGGGAAGTGGGAAATTCTCATTATCCAACGGAACATCTAAATCCACCGGTGATGGATATCGTCGAAAGAAACAATCTGATCTGGATGAAGATGGGGATGAGAGGTTATCCGATATTGAGGAAAATGGGGACAAAGATAACGACGAAGGTGACGAAATCACTAGTGACGAAAACGCCAGCGACAATTGACATCTCCTGTCATGCCATGTGTTTACGTAAATGTTCCCAAGGATTATGAGTCGGTGGGGTTTGTCCGTAACGCTCAAAGGAGATATGGAAAATATATTCAGTTTCGATTTCTTCTTTGTCGACATGAAGTACATATCCAATACTATTAATGTACGCTTGTAAACGTTGTAAATCAGCCTCAGAAAGATCGCATGGTGTGGCACTGGGTCCAAATAAAAGATGCATGCAAATCATGGAAAAATTTGACACTAGTTCGAATTCTAAGTCAGTTGGAGAAGCCGTGGTCTCATGATCCATCGTCAGTTGAATACTGCAAGGAGGACCCGGAGGACGCGAACAGATTTGTTCCGCGATGGCATGTAAATTAGTTTCCAATCCATCATCAGTCGTAATAACCGGAAGCAAAGAATCGTTAAGCATGTGATCAAACATGCTTAATAATTATAATATTCATTTAGGTACATTGGATGGATGATGAAGAATCGTTTGAATTTCACGATTCATGGTCTCGTCATCCATCATGTCACTTTCGGTCTCCGAACCATCATCAATGTTGGCATCAAGATCTTTCCCGTCGTTACCGTCAGTATCTTCAGGTGCGACACTCGCGAGTTTAGATTCTTTTTCGATGATTTGTGTCTTGGGTGATCCTAAGCGATCATATTTGGTCGCAATTTTTGTAATTTTCAAACTGATTTCATCATTTTTATTTTGTTGTTTCCATTTATGTTGAAAATTATCAGAATAAATGACCTTTGTTTCCTCACCAACTAAACCGGAAACATTGGAATCAGCATAGATCGAGTATGGGCACTGACTTAAAGCCTGAATTCGCAACCTTTCATATTCTGTTAAATGATGCAAATCAATCGCCCCAGTTTCGCTTTTTACGGTTTTTAATTCTTTGTCAATTTGCTGTTTAAATTGATCCAACGAGGCTTCATTTTCATGGATCAGCTGTTGAGTTTCTTTTTGCCGTTCATGATTTTCCATAAACAACTGTGTAAAGTATTGAACCTTCCAAAAGGTCTCAGGATCTAAGTCATTAAGATCAAATAATGTTCCATTCTCGGTCATCGTGTAAACCTTGTGAGACATTTTTTGTAAAATGTCTGTAAATAAGTACAGATGATCTTCTTCGGTTAAATTATGGTTGATGCGATATTGTAACTGTTCTTTTTCCGGTTCTGTGGGCACTGGTTTACTTTTAATTTTTTCTTCCACGTCGACCAAAGAATCGCGTTGGAGTTGTGTCATTGGCCGTGTATACACTACATGTGTCTGTTCACTTATGTAGATTTACGATGAAGATGGAAGCTGGTATGTCCGACACCATTCAACCCCAGTTTCACGTTGGAATTGTCGATATTTCTCCATAAACTGGGGATCACGATATTTCTCGTATGTGGCTAGATCCAATCCCTCATTGATTTTTTCCATTTGTAATTCTACATTGTATTTGTTAAATTGTGCAACCGTCTCGATCATTGACGATTGCTCTTTGAAAATAAATGGTAGTAAACTGGTTACATACTGTTGACCGGATTTCACCAGATCCATCCAAGTTTGTAACCTTTGGAGCAATTGTTGCGTTTGTTCGGCCAATTGCTCCTCGGGAATCTCTTTGAAACCAGTGCATACCATATATTTTTCAGAATTGGCCGGACGGCTTGTTTTAGGTTTGATGAGAATCATCTGGGTGTAATACAATGACAACAGCTGAATTAATTGAATCGTCACATCATAATACATGTCATACATCTTTAAAACCAGAGTTCCTCCCGTTGCCTGGTTCATAATCGCCGTCACAATTTCTGCGAAAAACAATCCGGCATTGTCCAATTCTTGTGCACCGTATTCTTCTTCTTTCAAATAGATGCCTCCATCAGCGGTAATCAACAGGCACTTGTTGATCCCAATTTGTTTGGTAAAATGTTGGAGATTGTCAACTATCAACATATTTCCATCACCCGTTTTCCCATAAGAACACACCACTTGATATCCTTGTTGAGTCAATAATTGAAAATATTCTTTTCCCTCGCGATAATTGTCCCAATCTTGGACATCTTTTAAGGTCTCCACATCCGATTGTTGTTTAATTGTGATTGCGTGGTATGTGTCATTTTTCCATTCACTGTGATGTTGACGGTTTCGGTAATCGATCAAACATTGAATAAATCCGCCGGGACCTTCTGCCAAATTGGCCACATGGATCGGTTGATTTTCCCATTGCTGTAAAAGGTTCAAATCGGTCAAAACTTCCCAGAGTTTGAAATAGGCTCGTGTAATGATCGGATACACGCTTTTCTCCTGTGGATCATAAATCTGAGTAAATTGATTGTATTGGATCAGATCCCGTGGAGAGTGGTACTTATCAATCAACTCATATGGGTTAATCAGCTTTTTGATGGTTCCTTGCCACAATGGAGGACCTCGGCCCTCTCTTTTGTTGAAGGGAGTAATTTTGTCTTTGAGCAAATTTAAAGCCTGATTACTTCCCAAGTGAGGATTTGAGAGCGGGATTTGTGCCGATAAACTGAGTGGAATTTGAATCACGTCCGCCAATTGACCAAGATCATCACTGATCAAGCTATCCTCACGTAATTCTAAAAGATTGGGTTTGGGTAGACCCGCTTGTGTCATAACTCCCACGACCACCAATTTATCTTTTTCCATGGTGTGGTTGAGGATTTTGACATTGATGAATTCCCCCTCATAAACATCTTTGAACAGATCAATTATGTCGTTGTAAGCTTGCAACTGCCGAGGTACGATCACATCCATGGGAACCGGAAATGATTCTGCCATGAGACCAAATTTATTGATTTTTTTGATTCGACAAGTGATCACCACGTCTCTCTTGGGGATACAAAATAAGGCTGAAAACTCGACATTGAATGTCAAAAATCCGTGTAAATGCGAGCCTTCGCGATGTCCATTTTCTATTTTAACAATAGAAATGGAGGATTTATTGATGAATCCATTTAGATAACAGCGATCTCCGTACATCTGAACCAATTTGTGCTTGATTTTACTTTCATACTCCTGTCCGATATCTACCGGATCCAAATTAACCTTAACACGAACCGTTTGAGGCACGTAGAGATGGTTCATTCCTATATTATAAATGATTCAATTTGTTAACACATTTTGTTAACAAATCAAATTTTAGACTTATGAAACACCCAACATCACACCACTCACATTACGCCACTCAGACAAAGGTCACGTCAAAACCGCGGTTAATTCTGTTACCAGCGCTACTCATAAATTCAGGACGTGCCAATGGACGAACATTGTTACTCTGATCACGAACGAATCCCAGATATTGTTGGACATTGACTAAAATCTTGGGAACCACCCAATCCAAAACATTTTTGTTGAGTGTACAGATATCTCGTCGGAAAGCGTCTCCCGAGGCATATGGGTTGGTCGGTGTTTTGATGTAAATGGAACGCATGACTACCAATAGTTCATTATCGTTTTGTCGTGAAATTTGGTAAGCTCCTTCTGACTGGTAGTGGACCATGGTGATAATTAACTTTTGCAAATGATCTAGATTCTTCTTGGAGAAGAAGAAATCCATGAGAGGGTTGCGTTCTTGAAAAGTTTTGATTATATCCCAATAGATATAATCATCGGGAACTTTCTCCTGATCCACGATACGGAAATCACCATAATGCTCATTGTACAAGAAATTGGAATGACGACTGGCCTCGTACTCAGAAATGGGATTACTGTATTGATGTTCATTTTCTAATTGAAAATCGGTCGTAACACGATTGACTGTTGGAATCGTGTTCTCATTGTTGCGAAAATTGGAGAATCCAAAACCACTGTCCGATTGTTGAAAACGGTTAACCGTTGGATTATTCCGATAAATCACGTCTTGTTGTGACATCTTATATTGTATATGATGAAATAAATTCCCAAGATTTCATCATCCAAAATCAAACTAAGTGCGTCATCGAGACAAATTCTCAAAAACTACTCACAGGAAGTTGAATTTGTGGTTGTAAATACACCAGATTGTCCTCATTGACCAAAATCGGTTGGATTGTGTCGAATTCCGGAACGGTTACCGGATTAACATACACATGACGAGGAGTTGTCTCTTGATCAATCACTTTTACGATCCAATGGATCATAATAAACACCTTTCAAAAGAACTATTTTGTGATTCGCGGGTTTATTCGAGAAGACCTGACGGAAAATTTTTTGATCGGCCTTAGATAATTCCTGGGGACCGGTCAACATGGCAGTATACAAGACGTTAGCCAAGAGATAATATTGATCATCAGGAATATGTTATGCATCAAAATTGATAAACCGTTTTAGGTTGACACTTTCATTTGACATCTCTAATTTCTTATATGACCAGCATGGGAGATTTTTCTTCTCATTTCCGACTCAATTTTTCGCCCGGGTAATAAAACATCTTGCGAGGTGATGTGTTGTCTAATTCACGCAAGCGTAGTTCTAACACTTCACACATCTTATCTCTCTGGTAATCAGTGCGTTTCAAACCCAATTGTTGCGCAATCGGAACCAATGACTCGTTCAAATTGCATGTGTTACAGACACGACCGGTTTTCATCGATTTTCGGGAGATCCCCGGTTCAGTACTTAATCCTTTTTTAATATCTTGGAGTTTGACTTTGGTCGTTTGGATTCGTTCCTCCATGTAGTTGACCAGACTAAGTTGATAAATTTTCTTGTTGTCATGGTACTTAATAAATCCCACAATCCCTTGGTAATCAGGCGGACGAGTGTCAATTTTACTTTGGAATTGCTGCCGTAACCATGATTCATCTGCCGGAGTTGCATCAGTCCATATCCATTCCTGATCAATCTGTTGCAAATTGCGGAAATGTGCATTTGGATCAGGTTCCGCTAGGTCAGCAATATTAAGGCGATGACTCAACGGAGCTTTCACATTCTCATGTTGGAGAACATGACCGCGTTTCACATAATACTGAATCAATACCGTAGCTAATGGAGCCAAAGGCGATGATGGCCGATGAGCCTCCAAACTTATGTGTTCAAACAATTGACTCTGGATGGCAAATGATTGACGATCGATGATTGAATGGATATTATACACACTACTGGGATATCCGGCAGGTGTGGGTTGAGCGAGAATTTCAACCAGTTTACCAATAATCGGTTTTAGATGCTCTTGCTCAAGTGACGGTACAGCTTGATCCTGAGCTTGTTGTGTTTGTGCTTTGATTTGTAATGGAGCGGAGGGCTGTGGTGCTTGAATCTTTTTCAAGGAAATATGCGCCAGTTTGTGACTCGCTGGGGTCATCTTATAATATAATGGAGCTTTGGGGTCTGACAGTTCCTCAGGTTGGAAAACATAATAGGGATCAGAGTAGATGACATGGCCTGCTCGTCCAAATCGATCATAGACGAGAATCGACGGTTTTTGTGGTGGAGAACCCAGGATTCGATCCAAGGCCTCATAAATAAACATGTCCTCAATACCAGGTAAACGTTGCTGAATTTCAAGGATCATATTGTCCAAAGTCAGTGCAAAGTTCACACTGAACAGATCAATGATATATTGTTCCACCTTTTTGATTTGAGGTTCCGAGAAGTATAAATTGTACGTATCGGTGTTAATTTCCGGATGGGGATCGGGACCTTGGGGCCCAAAGCCTTCGCATTGATAATCACAGTTCATATAATCACACTCCCGGCTCCCGTCCACATCACGTTTGAGCATATTATGGAAGACATTAATGTTTTTGTTGAGCACACAATCCACGGCCATGACTTTTAAGACTCGCTCAATTCTCTTAACAAAAATGTCCTTGTGTTCCACACGGCGATAGATTTTTTCATCGGTGGTTTCCATGAAGAGTTGCTGATAAGTGAATGGCAAGATTCCAAGGTCGGCATGTCCCTGTGATTCAGGGACTTCGTCTGTAAGAGTTAACTGCGTACGTTTATTCCGGTGCATTTCCAGATATTTTTTGTATTCCTCGATAGGAGGAGAGGCACAATATTTGAAAACCGTAACATGGCGGTCGGCTTCGTCCAAATTAATATGAGAACAATGTCGCGCCGCACGACCGATCGCTTGGTAGAGTCGAGTATTATTATGCCACGGATCAAAAATGTGAACCTCGCGAATCATCTTGTAATCCACTCCTTCTCCTGAAGCTCGGGTTCCAATGATTAATTTAATATTGCGACCATCTTTGTTATCAATGTGATTAATCACACTTTTCTCAGTTTCGGTCAATTGATAATTACCAGTAAACAAGACATATTTGGCTGGACTGAATGTCGCACAAATTTCTGGATTGGTCTTCGTTTTGATTGCATGTTCGTTGCGTGTATAACCACAAATAGCACACCGAGGATTGGTTTGCTGTTGATTAAGTAAACTATCTTTCCCATAGCGTGAATACCCGTTCTCCTCCAACATCAAGGCCAAGAGAAGAGCACCGGCCTCCACAAAATCAGTGTATACATAGACAATCCCATGGCTCCGGATCAGATTGCGCAAAAAGATCTGCATTTTCGACGAATATTGTCCAATTCGATCCAAATTCAAAAACCCAGCATGGTCGCGATAAGTGTAGCGAGTAATCTTCGCGGTTGACTTACGTTTCGCTTTGGTCAATTTCTCGCTTTCCACCGTCTCTTTCTTGAAAGCTTTCTCAAACCCCGATTTACCGTAATCACCTTGCGGGAAAGCAATATTGGAAATTTGTCGTCGGACGATTTCCATTGTTTTCAGATTATTGTCACGAACTTGCAAATAGTGGGAAAACTGGAACAAGCTCATAGGACAACGAATCAACTGTATGCGGGAAATGCATGTTTTAGACTCGATTTCTTGACCGGTTTCCTTAAAGAGTGGTCGGGGTACATAAGTTTCAATACCGGGATAATGTTGAGGGTCGGGGTGAAAATCGATGATATTTGGGAAACTACGGGGATCTTCACCACGGACGTAAGAAATATAACCACGAACGATTTGTTTAAGTAAGTCCTCATTAATCACATTTTTGTCTGGGAACAAGAGGTGACGATAAGAGAATTTTTGTCGAACCATTTCTTGCAATTGGATATCGGTTTTTTTCAAGAAATCTTGGTACTGATGTAAAACATTGAGAGGAACCGGCGTATCCAAATTAGGTCGTTTATCATTACGCAAGAGCAGATCAAGTAGCAAACAGATGTCATCGGCAGTATCTTGCATTGGGGTGGCGGTCAGTAGAATCAATTTATTACCGCGACTTTGTGGGTCGTCAAAAATTTCATTCATAATATCAATGGGACGGATCATGCTTCTCCCTGTGGCCGCTCTGGATTTTCGAGTTTTCGGTTTCTTGGCGGGTTTCTCCCCTGATTCCTCATCATTATCATCTTCCTCGACACCCTCTTCATCCGTTCGAGTTAATCCGTGAGCTTCATCAATAATGAACACACAATTGGAGAAATATTGTCCCAAGGTCATATGGGTTTCCGCCAACATTGGTCGAATCTCGCGCCTTACGTCATTAGCAAACTTTTGCGGAGTGGTAAAGCGATAATACTGTTTGATTTTATTCAAACTTTTCTTGGCACGAGCCTCCAATTGGGGTTCCTCTTCCGGTGAGACATAATAAGTGTCACCCACACATTGCAGTGCCCCACGCACATAACCTTTTTTCTCCTGAGCTTCTCGGTCAGCACTGTACAATTCTCGAATAAAATTGGATTTAAGTTGTCTCTTGGTCATCACATAAATTTTCTTGTCCATTTTTTTGATTGAGTCCACAAGGCCTTCGGCTATTTGCATAGCCGCACACGTATTGTGACATACGATCCCATTGGCCACAAAGTTATGTGTTTCCGGAACTTCTAAATCATAGACATATCCCTCGTACCATTCAGTCACGACCGAACTGATACTGACCTGTTGCACGGCTGGGGCATGTATGGGATTGTCCGTTAGCATCGGATCGTCTGTGTTTGTGTCATGTGGTTCCTCAATCAACGCAAGAATCTCCTGATTCTTTTCCGGAGTCCACACACCGATTTCGTTGTAATAAGTGATTAAATCATGCTTTGAAAGGAGACCCTTAACACACTCTGTGGTTGCAATCACTTGCCTTTGCAGATGGATCCCGAAGAGTTGTAATAGGGTGGAAATCCCTTCCGACATGAGAGAAGCAATCGGTGACACTTCGATGCGGTGTCGTGTCTGGTTAATTCGTAATTTGGAACAACAATAAGCTCGCAAGAACGCTCGAATTTCCACGGTGTTGGCAGTCATGAGGAAATTAGGAAGTTGACGCTGCGACATGTCGCAGCCCCAGACATAACCAGACTCGGCCAATAACCGGACATAACCAGGAGATTGAATTTTGAGACACCATTGCTTCCCACAAGGTTCTAAATGGAAAGATGACGGTGACGGTGATGGCTGTAATTGGTATTGACGTGATAGATTAGTGAAGAAATCACTAATTTGTTGACATTGGGACCAATCCAAATTGCACAACAGAAATAAATCATGTTCACACTCATATCCAACTGCCATGTGCCATCCCAGGAAATACGCGGTGTCGACACCGATTGATTTGATGCTGGAGGTGTGATCCAGTTGATGGGGTACGGCCACTGATTCCGCCATTTCCAATTGATTACTCCATCCTTGATCGGTTAAAAGTTGATGTTGACGGGTTAATCGAAGATGGGCACCATTCGATAATGTGATATGACGAATCGGTTCTGCAATTTTCTGTCGATACAATCGCGAAACACCATGTTCCACGATCTGATCGGTGGCCACATCATAAGTATTAATGATCATTGGTTGATTAAGAGGTAATGTGATCCACTCGCCACTACTTGTCTTTTCGGGTGCATCCGTCATCATTTCGAGATCGGGTACAATTAACCGGGGATCCTGACGGTCCCACAAGGCATGAATTGGCACCAATTGACCGTTGACATAAACACATGCTTCTGGAGTCAAGCACTTACCGGTTCCCACTCCCCAGAAAAGCAACAGACCGTTATAATTGGTGGAAGATGATACAAAATTACGCACAAATTCTTGATAACGTTGTAAAGTAAATTGTTTGGGACTACAGGCCTCTCGACGATAAGTTTCCAAATGTTTGGTCAGATACTCATCGGAAGGAGGTTCCGGTGCTTTGGTCTTGTTGAACTCTTTTTTCCGATAAATTGTAGCATAAAAGTCATCCTGATCTGGATCAGGATATGGCACAAAACCGACCTTTTTATGGGCCATCGATTATATATGTAAGTGATGAGATAAAATATTAAAAATTGAACACAATGGCACTCATCCATATACAATCTTATATGTTCAATAATGATTAGATATAATAACGTTAGTAAACCCTGCATCAATTGTGGAAAAAAAGGCCACCGAACACGAGCATGCCATTATCCCACCAATAGTTATGGATACATTGTCTGGAAAGTGTCATCAGATCATCAAATTCGTTATCTCATGATTCAACGAAAATATACACCAGAATATATTGAAATCATTCGAGGCAAATACTACACATCCGGTGGACAATTGGATTATTCGTATTTGGTGCTGTTAATTGCTAATCTACCTGTGACCGAAAGGTATTACATCACAACATATGATTTTGATTATCTCTGGCGCAATATTTGGCAATGGGTCGGAACCAACGACCAAATGAAAACCATTTATCATGATTACCAAGTGTGTCAGCAACGTTTCGTGCAACTCAAACAAGGTTTAACAACAGACAAATACTCATCGTTGACCTTCCAAACCCTATTCGACCAAGTTCCACCGTGTTTCATTGAACCCCATTGGGAATTTCCCAAAGGCAAACGGCACGAAGGAGAGAATGATCAGCAATGCGCCCTTCGAGAATGTTGTGAGGAAACATCGTTAAACCCTAAAGATCTGGAAACCTATTTGCATGTGAAACCGTTCCATGAGAAATTTACGGGGGTTAATATGATCAAATATTGTAACAGTTACTATGTGGCCCAACTGAAAAATCCCCAACACTTGATCTATTATGATCCCAGCCATACCGAACAAAACAAAGAAATTCGCAAAATTGCATGGTTGACTGAACAAGAAATTTATCCCCTATTGTCACCCCATCAAAACTATCGCCACCGTTTATTACAAGAAGTTAATACACTGGTTATCCAGTTGACTCGACTTACACCTACACCTACACCTACACCTACACCTACACCTACATGAATCACCTCAAATCTGGACAATTTGCATACCGACACAAATCCGAGTCACCAATGGATCATTATGGTAATCCGTGTGATAGTAGACCTGTTTGATCCCAGAGGCATACATGGCCTTGGCACAATTGAGACATGGATAATGCGTCACATAGGCAGTAGCATTTTGGATTGAAAGACCCGTATTGGCTCCATAGGAAATGGCATTTTGTTCGGCATGCACGGTCGCCATTTCATGTTCTTTGCCATCAGATCCCATTTGAATTACACTCTGATGCTCGACACCTGGTAAAAACCCGTTGTAACCGATGCTAATGATTCGCTGGTTTTTAACCAATACACATCCAACATGTAAACGGGAACAAGGAGACCGGCTGGAAGCCAATAGACATAGCGACATAAAATATTCATGCCATTGAATACGAGGAGTCTTATGCCAGCTGTCAACTAATTGTTGCACATCATTAATTTTTGACATTTGATTTGAAATTGAATTTCAATCAAATTGATTCAACAGTTTAGATCAATTTTTAACTATCCTTATAAAATTTCAGATTACCTTTGTGTCGTGTCTCGATAATGGTCCGTAAACCTACTTTAGTTGGATCTGCCAAGAGACGTCGCACAACGGGATTCAAGAATCCGTTCATGACGTAATAATTAGTCAGAATGGAATACTCGACAAAATAATACAGAGTTTTCTCATTGAGACGGTAATCGAGCATATCAACCACTTTTTGGGCCTCGTGAAAAGCCTTATGATCCAAATAACGTTGAATGGTCTCCGGGATATTAAACATTTCGTGAATGACATGGTAGTTGGTAATGATTCCGCAATAATCACCATACAAATAATCAAATAACTCCGGATACTTGCGGGTCAGACAGGCCGTCAATGCCTCATCCAATTGGTACCATTGATCTTTTAGCATCTCCAAGAACTCTTGGTGAAAAAGGTCGACGTAATGCAAAATATTCTCGCCACTTCCGGTCAGGAGTCCTCCAGCTACATTGTGACGAGTATAATGGAAATACTCTTTGGGTGGGGGATCTGTGCTGAAATAAGGATAAATCATCAGCAGTTTGAGTCGATCTTTCACATGCCAGGTTTCCACGACCGATAAGTTAGATGTGAACCGGAAGAGACCAAAGTCCATACAGATAAAAGTACGGGTCTGGAAGGGATTTTTCCGAATACTTTCAGCCCACATGAGTGGACGAGAATACATCAACATGTGATAGGTCAATGTATCCTTTGACTTGTCCCGATTTTGAATCTCATAGGTCTCCTCAAGTGCTTGGATTTGCGCCCGATACTGATGAGTCTCAAAATCGTCAATCTCGCGCTGATAAATGACCACGTTTTTCTTATTGAGAAATAAGAGTTTTAAGGTTGTGTAACAGGCGGCATTGGTCCAGATGATAGTAGGGTAGCTCAACGCCAACCACTGATGGACTTGTGCTAACATAGTGGACAAGTGTTGCGGATTACCGACATCATATAAGAGCGTAATGATGGTGGATATCGGTGGTGCTGAAATACTCGTAGGTTTTGGTGTGGTTGTTGGTGTGCATTTCATCAGTTCTTTTGAAGTGTTCAGGTAGAAGCAGAGATTTTTCAAATCATCAGTGGAAATCTGACATTTGTGTTTGAGATATGAATCCCAAACAAATTGACACGCCTCATAACATTTGGCATAATTTTGATAATTGTATGAATTGTAAATAAATTTGGTAATCGGACTCGTAGGGTTCTCGTACACATAACAATAATTGGTGATCATTTCCTGGTAATCTCCATAATAATGCTGAAACCATTCCGGATGTTGAAAATATACAGGGCTATAGAGTTGTTCGTCAGCATGACCATAACCTTGCTCCAAGTAATCCAAAAATTGTTGTTCAATTGCATGACAGACCAGTGTCATAAACCGTTTGTGTCCGGTGAAAAACCCAGAACACATTCCGCACCGACCCATGCGAAAATATTCATTTGTTGCTTTGACCAGATCAGGATTTTGATAATCAATATAACAAGTGGAAAAACGTTCACGATGTGTAGCCAGAGCCTCATCGAGATGAACTAAATTGAGGTACCCCATCCGTTCAATACAAATATTGATCCAAGCGAAATAGTTACTCCTAAACGGATTATCCAGCATAGTTTGTTTTAGCAAAAGATATCGAGACATACAAAACAAATAATAGCTGGCATTATTGCGGGGATCAAATTGGTATGGTTTGATTTTCCGATTATTAGCGATTTTGTCGCGATATTGATGAAAAGTAGTCTCCTCGTAACCCAAATGACCTTGGAATTTCAAATCCTCGAAATTCATTATGATAAATCGTGTCTTATCGAGGAGGTGCGGAGGACGAAGTTGTTTAATCTGTTCCAGACTGCTGGGATCACAATAGACCACCAAATTATATGGAAGTGAAAGAGTAGCTTGGGCATGTGCCATGTAATAGTCCTTGGAGCGAACCTCTTCAACCATATCCGATGTATGTGTCAGATCAAAATACGCAGTCACCAAAGTCCAATCGTGCGTCTCCACCCGTTTGGGCAACATGTGGTCATATTCGTGTGAGAAAGTAATGATTCCTGTCCCCTCACGATGACCCCAAGGGGTCAGATCCCATTTCATTTCCGATGGAATCTGAGACCAAAAATGATCTCGCATGTCTTTGGAGGCCCAGATTCGATTACAGACTAAGAGACCTCGATAGTTTTGTTGGAGCAACCAATCATACATTTGTTTCTCTTGAAGACCATCATGTGTCTCCAAATCCAAATAAATTAATCCAGATTTCAACATCTCTGACTGATATTCAGATGAGAATAGAGACTTAACATAGGTCGCTGTCGTTCCATCAATCGAAACAAATCTGATCTGTGAATTGGATTTGATATTTTTGTTATTAACGTTGAGACTCGTGTCGAATGAAATGACTGGATTCCCTGATTGATATGTCAATGCATAAGCGGCAGATCCATCCCCCGTATGACAATCAATCAATGTTTGATGATGAAACCATGTGGATAAATAAGCCAGTAGCCGATAGGGTTGATAGCCCATGAGATCAAATAAATTAGCTTGGTTGACTCCTGTCACATACTGGTCATATAAGGTGGATTGAACCGCAAGTTGTTCTGGATCCATACTCGATATAGTCAATGATGATGACACATTTTTTATAATCCATTCAAATTGAAATTGAATTTCCCCAATAAAATAAATCACACCACCATGGATACATTTCCGCCCGATTTCGCATTGAAAATAAACGAAAAATTGACGAGAACTGACCAGGTTCAAAATGAGAGCATATCTGTACATCTTCGTACTATTCGTCAACAAATAGTTGATTTGGTGTATCGTGGATGTGTTATCTATGACCAAACATCCATAGTTTTCCGTACATTGGTCGAGAACTGTGTTAAATATGTCAAAATTAGGGAACATATTGCCATATTGCTCGTACAAATGCTTCCGATCACGACCATATGATTCTTGACAAATGAAAATGTAATCCAAATTGGCCCGCAAACCGGGAGAAATTCCCATCGCATATGACGCGGTTATAATCGGTGTTAAAGAGATACATCGACGATTCATAATCATCAAGTTTAAATTCTGATCTTCATTGATAGCAAATGATGGATCATCGAGAACGATGCACGCACGAGGATCAACTTCTCGAGAAGTTGAATTTTGACGAATCCATTTCTGGCGATATAATATTCGTTCCATCAAGTTGGACGAGTATTTGTCATGAATATAATTGGATGGAACATGGGGACTATATTTATCGTTCGGAGAGATCACAGTTACGACTGGAATGTCTCTGTGGTGGTATAAATAATCGAGAACCACGGTTGATTTTCCAGTCCTTCGTTTACCAATGATTAGAACGCTCGAACCATCTTGAATTTCCCTAAACAATTGTTCATTGTTATTTTATATTATTGATTATCGTCTTAATTAATTTTTAAATTGAACGTCCGGTGAAATTTGAATGAGCATAAAGTGTTAAACGACAACAATTATATCATGTCGACCAATACCAGTAAAATTGCCATTCGTATCAGATCCGGAAAACAACCAGATCAACCGCAAACATCACACAATCCTGATCATTTCCCTCCACAAGTGGTTAATACCGATGGTTTGTCATATCTGACCACTATCCCTGACGGATCCGTCGACTTGATTCTAACCGATCCTCCATACATCATCTCCCATGACACTGGCATGGATAAATTGTACCAAGAAGTGGCACACAACGAAGCGAACGGTGTGACTCAAGTCAAAACAGAAGAAGAATGGGAACAATACAAGGCCGACAATGGCATCACGGATGACGCTAACAAGGAGAAATATCTTCGTTATGGAACTGTCTACGGACGTAAATATTGTGTCAAAACCAATTATGGAGACTGGGATGATCAATTCACTCTGGAGACATTGGAGCAATTTGTTCAACAATTCTACCGAAAATTACGCAAAGGAGGAACCGTGATTATCTTTTTTGATCTGTGGAAAATCACCGTTTTAAAAGAACTACTTGAAAAATACAAATTCAAACAGATTCGAATGATTGAATGGATCAAAACTAATCCGCAACCTCTCAATAGTAAAATTAACTACCTGACCAATTGTCGCGAAATCGCTCTGTTGGGAGTCAAAGATAGTTCGCCCACATTCAATAGTTCATATGATAACGGCCTCTATATGTTCCCATTACAAAGTGGAAAAAACCGTTTCCACCCGACGCAAAAAAGTTTGGAATTATTCAAAACGTTAATCGAGAAACATTCCCATGAAGGAGATACCGTCTTAGATCCTTTTTTAGGAGGTGGAACCACTGCTTTAGCATGTGTTCAGACTGGACGGAAATTCATGGGATGTGAGATCTCCAATGAATATTGTGACCGAGTGATGGCCATTTTGAACCAATAAATCATTTTGAAAATGCATGAGCGACGTTAGGCTAGATTAGATCCTTTGTTTTTTGAGAATTTCACGATTAATGGAGCGAATGTAGACTGAATAAAAGTAGAGTTTGCGCTGGAATTCGACCGGATCATACCAATAGGAATTGTTTTACGAAAATATCAATCAAAATTAAAAGAGCAATAAACGAACACAAAAATAGAAATCACAATTCGTCCTAGATGATTGTATTCAAATGTACTTTAAAATTGTACCATATTGACAACACCGCACTCCAATTCACAATCTCATTAATGGAACTAAACAGCGATAAATGTCAGTTGTTTGATCGTCAAATGTGTTAAAGATGATTAATCTCAGACCATGTTGGTTCTGGTCTGATTTTAACCAGGAAATGACTGTTTTCACAGCAATTAATGCTGCATCATTAATCGGATACCGGAATAAACCAGTTGAGATTGATGGGAAAACAAGACTCTGAATCCGATTGTGTTTAGCTATTTCTAAACAACTTACATAGGCTTTTATTAAAAGTGGACTAGATTTTTCATGGCTCTCATAAATGGGACCGACTGTCGTAATAACATACCTAGCTGGAAGATGGTAGCCCTGAGTGATCATTGCACTACCTGTGGGTAGTTCTTGTCCACATAAGACAGTTGATTCTTCTAGCCGTAAACGTGGTCCAGCAACTTCATGGATGACATTATCAATACATCGGTGGGATGGATTCATACATCCTAGACCTTGATTATTACCAGCATTGACGATTGCATCCGCTTGTAACTGAGTAATATCTCCACACCATACATGAAATTTGATAGGTTGATATGGATGAATTGCAAAATGTGTCATCGGATGATGTTCAATATTCTGGTAAACAACATCAATTTCATCATAAAGAGTTTTAGGTAAAGGTGGTTGATGAACTGTTAAATACCAGTATAATTTTCGTAAAGGGTGTAAGTGATCTGGTGCAGTTTTTCCGACATGGTATGAGAGTTTATGTAAGACTGATAAAAGTAAAGATGCCATATATTTGTTTATACATGGTATTTTTATACAATGAATCGCATGCGATTGTCAGATGATATGCAAATCGCGGAATGTGTATCCATCAATAAATCACCGCTTATTCGCCCATCGATCCCCTACACCGTTACCACCCCAATCTAGACCATATTTTAGTCCATTGAGGCGAGATCGATGAATAATCTCTGTCATCTCATGCGATAGTTCTCGAATAATTTCCAGTTGTCTAACTGGATCAGACATGGTTTGAGTAATTGACTCAATGACATTTCCAATAAGTTTCAATTTTTAACTTCAAAGTATCAACCTACCGCTCGCTATGATATGCGAGAACGTTCCGCTTTGTGGCGCATCACAAGCCAAAATTTGATGCGTGAGTCATGCCACTGTCAGACATGAAGCATTACACATGAATCCCGAAGATGAATCATGCATCTTTAACCCAATCAATTTATGGAACGGGGGACGGTTGTGGTTTTCGTTTAATAATCGTGTAACCCATCGTCAGCAATGCAATTTTAAAATCAAAAGCAGATATCCAATTCAAACAACTTATCAACCCATCAGACATTCACCTTTAAGAGAGATGTGGACTGCATAGACAGTAATGCCACATCTGGTGCCATATGTTAAGCTGGAGGGATTTCGGCCTCATTTGTATCCCAATAGTCTTTCATTAATTGGTCTTTGCGTGTGCCAATAATCAGTACATTGTAGATACCATCGATGGTCACCATAATTGTGACTTCTGACAAGGATTGATTGACACTTCCTCGGCCTGCTCCCATCGTATCAACCGGGGAGACCCAAATTTGGATATTCTCATTCAAATATGAGAAATATCCCGGCAAATGAATGGTGGCCGTAAGTGATGTCGTGATCACCTGATACCGATACAAATTGTCACCTCGTGTAGGAGCTTCCACAAAACAATGACGTAATTTCCATCCACTTTTACTGGGATCTGGATGCTGAATTAAGAAACTACCTCCTCCTTTACTCAAAGTTCCAGCCACAAACGTATCTCCGGTCACACTGAGTCCACCATTAACAATCACCGTCCCCGTAGAGGTACTGGTTGGGTCAATCCCCGATAAGCCGACTCGGACTGCGGTCGTGGGTGCCACATTGGTGTCTCCTGTCATGATGTCTACATAGCTCTCACCAGCTTGAATCGCGCTGGTTCCCGTTCCACTATTGGGAATGGTTCCACTGGAGTATGTCGTATCCACATAATAGTTACATCCCAAATTGATCGCTGAAGTTCCACTAGGGAAAGTCGAATACACGTAGCCATTGACTTCTCCACTTTTTAAAATGACTTTGTAATAATTGGACCCCCAATCCAAGGCAAGGTCTTGACCCACATACAGGGATTGATTGACCCCCAAACCACCATGGACAACCAGAGAACCAGTACTCGCAGAAGTTGAGTTGGTTCCATCACCCATATGTGAAGTACTACCCACACCTAGACCTCCTTTAACAATGAGACTTCCAGTTTGTGTTGAAGTTGAACCAGTGGTTCCGGTTACAGTTAAAGAGAGCACCACCCCGGGAAATTCCCCAGTGGGTCCAGTTGACCCTGTTGATCCACTGGGACCAGTGGGACCAGTGGTCCCAGTGAGTCCAGTTCCTAAAGGCCCTGTGGGTCCAGTTGTGCCTGTTTCACCTGTGGAACCAGTTGGCCCTGTTGGGCCTGTGTTACCGGTGGATCCTGTTGGACCTGTGTCACCAGGTGATCCAGTGTCACCAGTATCTCCGGTGGGACCAGTGTCTCCAGTGGGACCCGTAAAACCGGTGAATCCTCGGGCTCCTGTGGAACCAGTCGATCCAGTTCGTCCAGTCGATCCTGTTAAACCAGTGGGTCCAGTTGTTCCCGTCAATCCTGTTTCACCAGTTGAACCCGTAAGTCCCTGTGGACCAGTTCCCCCTGTACAACCTGTGTTCCCTGTGTTCCCTGTGTTCCCTGTGGGACCGGTTGAACCCGTCGAACCGGTGAAACCGGTATCACCCGTGGGACCTGTCGGACCAGTGAGACCTGTGTTACCAGTGTCACCCGTGGGACCTGCGTTACCAGTGGATCCAGTCTGACCTGTTGACCCAGTCGACCCTGTTAGCGAGGCACCGGTAGCCCCGGTTGGTCCAGTTTCACCTGTGGGTCCCCGAATATACGAATCATATTGCCATCCAGTCACCGAATAAACATACAAATTGGCTTCGTAACTTTCCAAAAAGAAGTCACTACCTCGACCCACATAGGCCACCGCTGGATCCGGCGGGTCACACGTATAAATAGCAACTGTCGTCAGATCTTCGAGATCATGGAAATAATAGGGAATCTGGGTTGGCGGAACAGAGTACCAAGTCAATCCATCTGATAAATATAACCCACTGGTATCGCGCACCATGGCATACGTGCCACTGGAGCGAACATTCAACATTAATGTGGTGACATCGGCAAACGATGGCCCACGATATTGAGGTAATGGACTTAAAATCTGGGATCCTGTGATCCCAACTGGCCCTGTCGGCCCAGTTCCCAAAGGCCCAGTGGGTCCAGTGGGACCAGTGACTCCCATGGGTCCTAATGGACCCGTCATTCCGGTGGTTCCAGTATATCCAGTGACTCCGGTGGGACCAATGGGTCCAGTGGGACCAGTGGCTCCTGTTCGGCCATTCAAATTGCCTGAATAAACCCACAGACCACCGCCACCACCGCTGTACACGTACAAATTGGAGGTCACCTGATCCAAAATGAAATCTCCTTCTCGAGTGATCAATAAAGTAGAAGAGACCCCATCAATGACAGTGTAAATGACCTGATTAACGGTATCATAAAACATGTATGGATCAACTGGTGGTGCGGTTGGAGACCAAGGTGGTGCGTAAATCCAGAGTAAACTAGTTTGTAGATCCAATGCATAGGTTCCTGCGGGCGGTGTCAAACTAAAAATTTCTCCAATGTTATTTCCCACCAGTCCATAAACCAAAGTTCCATGGAGAAATATGGTTCCAGTCTCTCCTTGTGACCCAGTTATACCAGTGGGTCCAGTGACTCCTGTGGGACCCATAGGGCCGGTGGGTCCCGTACAACCAGTATAACCCGTTAATCCTTGCGGACCAGTCTCTCCGGGTAGACCCTGACCGGTTGGGCCAGTGCACCCTGTGAAACCAGTTAGACCTTGCGCTCCTTGCATTCCGGTGGCACCCATGATTCCTTGCAAACCACGAGGGCCCGTTGATCCTGTCAACCCTCGTGCTCCCATGGGACCCACTGATCCCATTCGGCCAGTGGGTCCAGTCAATCCACGCGGACCTTGAGATCCAACAGAACCAACCGGACCCTGGGGTCCGGTTGCACCGCAACCAGTTGATCCAGTGGGTCCAGGGATACCAGCGGGACCCCGATGGCCACGTGGACCCCGCGGCCCGCGGGGTCCCTCAGGTGGGGGGTGGAAATTATGATTACAATTGAGAATGTGACTCATTATATATTAGTCATGTAGAATATTTTCAATTGTATCGCGTTTGGAAAGGATAATTCTTCCCCAGTCAGAGTTACGTCTGTCAAAACAGCTGAACTTTACATAAAATTTTATCATTCGACTAATATATCTGATGTCAGATAATAAATGTCCACAATGTCATCGCGTGTTTACACGTCATGACAATATGTTGCGCCATTTGAATGAAAAACGTTGCAAAATGTCGTTTTTCTTCGATTCTCAATCGAAACAACTACAACCGTCTCCATCCCCATCATCCCCATCATCCCCATCATCCCCATCATTCCTACCTCTACCCAATGTTGAACGTCAAATCGCCGAATTAAAAGCGCAGACAACCAAAGAAATCGCGGATCTCAAAAAGCAAAAAAATCGAGAATTGGCCGAAATCAAAGAAATGGCATCCAAAGAATTGGCCGAGATTAAGAAAAACAGAGTCAATCAAGTGTTACAAGTGATCTGTGTAACCAATACAGATAATTATTTGGATATGTTAACCGAGCGCTTAGGTAATTTCGGTGATGCGATCGAATATATTAAAGATTGTGCTCTATCAGATCTCTCCGGAGATTGTCGCTTAATTGAAAAAATTTATTTGGGTGCAGATGATCCACAGATCCACTATATTGATCGAGGCAAGACCAAAATTATTTTTTACAATGAAAAGCAGGAACGTGTTGTAGAATCCAAAGTCTCTATGGGGAAAAAATTGGCCAATAATTTACAAAACAGTTATCTAAAAGGAATTAACTGTTTAATCAACCGTAATCTGACCCAACGAGCCAATCCTAATCGATTGTTGGAAGACTATGATTTACAAACATGGAATACTCACATTTATAATTTGTCGGATGCCTGTTATCAGAAAAAGATGATTAGTCAACTGAGTTTACCCGTCATAACTGACATAGCAGGCACAGATTCTGTTATTAAATGACGACATCATTAAATGACGACTTCCATTTCATATGAAATCATCTTTTGCCAAATTAATTGAAAAATGGTACCCGAGAATTTTTCCATGTATAAAATATAAATAAACCACCATGACTTCACAATTCCTCTTCGTTAACACAACTGGACACAAGTTGGTCTTAGAACGCGACAAAAACATGACCGTTCAAAAATGGCGTCTCCATCGTCGTGATGAATACAGTTTGGGACTCCCGGTCCAAGCCAAACATTGGGCCGAGTATCTCGTCAAACATGATGGTGTGATTGTTTCCAAATTCTGGATTGATCATTTGGGTTCCGTCAGGAGAATCAGGAATCTCACACACTCATTCTGGGTAGCAACTAGCGAAATTAGACATGGTCATGATTACATTTTTGAATCATCAGAGCTACCAAGCATCTACATTTTAGACCGTCACACCAGGCATCATTACCTTTGAAAAAGGAATTTAAGCCTGGCCTCACCTCCATCGCGAGTTAAAATATATCTTTATTTCATATATAAAGATATGTTCATAACCACTGTAGTCATAGTGATGGTGATCGCTCTAGCGATCACCTATTGGAAATGGTCACGGTCTCAGACGGAAACCTTTGCAACATCAGAATTGTCACCCTATGTCAATTTCAATTTGACCGACCGTCCCGTGGCTAATTACGCTCCATATGATCTTTATAAATGGTGGAAATATGGTGACTTGCACAAACATGAAATAGCAAAACATCGCAATTGCGATCAATACCGATGCACCACCGATCAATTGAACGGCGCAACGACACCAGCGGGATTTAACTTAGTCAATAAATACACCAATCCTGGGAATGACCTACTCAAAGTTAAATTATCCCCAAGTGATGCTGAACGACAGTGTGCATACTATGAGAATTCACAACGATATTGTGCCCTCCATCCAGGAGATACCCGATGTCCCGACTATTGGAAATACAAATCGCCGGCATGCTGATGATCGCAATTATTTTAATAAAAATTGTGTTTCTCAGGGGCTACACGAGAAATTAATTCGACGGAACGTGATTTCGCCACCTGATTCCAAGATACAGGAGCTGGTTTTGGGATCAAATTAATGGTTAATTGAAATTCCAGCGTGACAATTTCATTGACGTTGACCGTCATTGTATATTGATTGTCTGCAAGATGATTTAGAGAATTGGGTGTGATGGCACACATCCATGGCGATTCCTCAAAAATGATCTTTGTCGTGGGAACTGTTTTAACAACATTAACTGACGGTGGAAGACTCAGCATGAGTGGTTTGGAAATTTGTACCACTTGCCACGGTTGAGTATCCAGAAGAACAACGAATGGTTGATAGTAAAAATAATCATACCCACCAATATTTTTCTTGTCAATTCCCACGCGAGAATGACATAAACCCACATAGTAACGGTTGGTTTCTAGTCCGTTTCCTTGATAAGGAACTAAACAACTACCTCCTCGTAGGTAAGTGGGAGTTGTGTTGAAAGGCATTCGTAGATCAACCGGTTTCCAGACCAGATCACAGAGACCGGCTGGATTGAAATCATAATGCAAAACCACAAGTGGGTCATAGGTATAAATGAAATATAATTGGTCATTTTTGACCAGAGGAGTCCAATTTTTTTCAATTGGATTGGGAATCATTTGAGCCACATGCAATCTAATCGGATGGAAATCGTCATATGATGAGATGCACATGATGCGTCCGCAATTCTGTGGATCACGAATATTGAAAATTAAATAAATTTTGTCTCGATAGACAATCATTCGTGGATCTTCAGCATCCAGATTGAAACCGTAGAGATGATGATCGCGCAAAGTTGGGGGTGTTGGGAGTGACGTTGGTGATGTGATCGACGTTGTAGATGGGGTGGTCACCGGTGACGTGTAAGTTAAGATTCCATTATGTCCATTGTAGTTGATTCGTTCGGCGAAATAATCAACTCCATGGAGCGTCACCATGGATTTCAAAACTGAATAGATGGTCGCTTGAGGATCCAGCTGTTGTCGTAGTTGACGATTCGTCAAATCGGCGAGAAACGTGGTCTGTTGATCAGAGTCATACAAAGTGTCTACTGACATGTGTCATATATCAATGTATGATCGTGAATTTTAAATAACTTGGGACATGTGTACATGTGCATGTGTGTACATTTCATGCAAAATGGTCTCCATCGTGTATTGAGGGTGCCACCCGATGGCGGTATGATTTTGACCCAGAATTTTTTCATGTGTTTTTTCATAGGAGCGACACAGGGTTGGGTCAGACGTGACCAAAAGTTGATGTGAGACTTCATCATAACCTTTGTTGTCTTCCCAGACCAATTGGCAACCTCGTTCTCGATAAATTAATTCCACCAAATATCTCAGACTATGTGACTGCCCTGAAGCAATCACATAGTCTCTCAGTGGTTGTTGTGTGTTGTGCATTATTTGGACAATTCCGCGTGCCACATCCAAGGCATGCGAGAAATCTTTTTCTAAATCCAAATTACCCAATGGTAAAACGGTCTCGACATGATATTTGACATGTTTGATGATTTTGGGAATCAAATAGGTTTCTTTTAATTGTGGAGAGATGACATTGCAAAGGATCCCGGTCCAACAGGGTACATGACATTGTTCCCGATAGTATTTAAGGGTCCAATAAGCGGCTACTTTCGAAATGCCATAGGGGCTGATGGGTGCAAAATTTTGACTCTTCTCATCGAAGGCAAATGACAGATGATCGGGGGTAATGTGACCCCGGAACATTTCCGCGCTACCGGCGCTAAAGAGTTTAGGTTTGGGTTCTGGCATGGATTGAATGGTGTCGCACAGATGCGTCAGACTAATCAAATTGGTTTGAAAAGTTGAAATGGGATGATCAATCGTCTCTTGAATATTGGTCGGACTGGCCAAATGATAAATTTCGGTCGGGTGTGTCTGTTGAATCAGTTCTATAATCTGTTCATGTTGATTAATATCCATATAAATTTGTTCCACTTCTGGAGGAAAATCAGATGTCCTCAAGTGCCGAGCCAGACCGATGACGTGATAGTGTTCCGTCAGAAGCACATGGGTCAAATAATAGCCGATTTGACCTGAAAGACCAATAATGAGAGCGATTGGTGTGATCATGGGTATAGTGGTGATGGTACTATGTGTTTAAATATCATGTGGTTCGACTTATTTGCGCCATGTATTAATTCAAAAATTAGATATGTAATAACAGAAACATTGTTCACGACTGAATATAAAGCTCACTCCACTGAACGTATAAGTGCCGCCTTCAGGATCATGGTATATATCTATATAACCATCAGGACCGAAAAGAAGCGTCCCAATATTACTCGCTAGATAGTGAATAAAGGTACAATATCCATAATCTGTTGGCCGCCAGTCTGAGGGGATCACATCCGCTGTACTCCTTACAGCACTAGTGGCATTATTACCAAATACTGTCAACACTGGCACATAGACATGAACGAATCTACTGATGGCCAAGAAGACCACATTCACGGTCACATCGTTAAATGGACCTCCAAAGGTTACTGAGACCGTGGTCATAGTTGGCATCAATGAAGTGACATACAATGCGCTAGCAATCCCAACTCCCCCATGCACAACCACACTTCCGGTCGAGGTCGAGGTCGCATCAGTGCCATCTCCGACATGAAGTTTCGCCGCAATCCCAACTCCCCCATGCACAACCACACTTCCGGTCGAGGTCGAGGTCGCATCAGTGCCATCTCCGACATGAAGTTTCTTGGCAATCCCAACTCCCCCATGCACAACCACACTTCCGGTCGAGGTCGAGGTCGCATCAGTGCCATCCCCAACATGGAGTTTCTCGGCAATTCCTACACCACCGGAGACGACTAAGGATCCAGTGTTGGTACTGGTTGAACCAGTAGTGTTTGCGACCAACAACTGGAAATTTGACGTGCATTCCGAAACGGTCACTGAGAAACCAGTGACCGGTTGAACGCACGGTGAGGGACTGACTCGCAAACTAATGGTATCAAATCCAACAAATATCTGAGATGCATAGTAATTGTACGGATACAGTCCTGTCGGTCCAGATGGACCGATTCCACCATACACATTATAAGAAAGTGATATCCCATCATCCCAGAGCGGTCCATCTCCCAATAAATAACCGGTGGAATTTCCACCGCCCAAGGACAATTTGCGGTAATCTGATCCCCCGAGTCCCAGATATATATCATCTCGGGTTGTCAAAGTCCCCCCGATTTGAGCATTCATGCTGACACCCAAACCACCTAGGACCTGTAAATTACCAGAATTAGTCGAAGTAGCATTAGTTCCATCTCCGACGATTAATGTATTGGCAACCCCAGCTCCCCCGTGCACAATTAAGCTTCCAGTGGATGTGGAGGAGGCGTTAGTGCCATCCCCAATATGGGCTGTCTGCGCCACTCCCAACCCACCATTAGTGACGATCGTTCCAGTACTGGTACTAATGGAATCTGTGGTCCCGGTGGCCGCCAACACATTGGCGGTTAAAGTTCCATCATCTTGAAAAGCAAAGAGATCGGTAGTGACCCCTCCAATGCGTCCGGATAAATAGGTTCTCCATCCCGATCCATCCCCAATGAAAATACGTCCCGAGACGGGACTTGGATACCCACTGGTAAGGGTCAGTCCGAAAACCGCCTGGTCAGCCAGACCAGTATTTCCTTGGATGACTAGCGCTCCACCCATAAACATTGATTGAGCTAAACCGATTCCACCATTGACGGTTAACACACCGGAACTGGTTGAAATTGAATTGGTGGTATTCGTGACTGCCAGTGTGGGGACACTACCAGAAAATTGTCCAGTTGGACCCGTATCTCCAGTGTTACCAGTGGGTCCGGTATTGCCTGTGTCTCCGGTGTTACCAGTGGGTCCTGTCGATCCAGTG